GAACCAGAACCAGTTGTTGAAGAAGTCGCTGCAGAACCAGAACCAGTTGTTGAAGAAGTCGCTGCAGAACCAGAACCAGTTGTTGAAGAAGCCGCTCCTGAACCAGTTGTCGAAGAAGCTGCTGCTGAACCAGTTGCTGAAGAAGTCGCTCCTGAACCAGTTGCTGAAGAAGTCGCTCCAGAACCAGTTGTCGAAGAAGTCGCTCCAGAACCAGTTGTTGAAGAAGTTGTTCCAGAACCAGTTGTTGAAGAAGTTGTTCCAGAACCAGTTGTTGAAGAAGTCGCTGCAGAACCAGAACCAGTTGTTGAAGAAGTCGCTGCAGAACCAGAACCAGTTGTTGAAGAAGTCGCTGCAGAACCAGAACCAGTTGTTGAAGAAGTTGTTCCAGAACCAGTTGTTGAAGAAGTCGTTGCTGAACCAGTTGTCGAAGAAGTTGTTCCAGAACCAGTTGTTGAAGAAGTCGTTGCTGAACCAGAACCAGTTGTTGAAGAAGTCGCTGCAGAACCAGTTGTTGAAGAGGTTGTTGCTGAACCAGAACCAGTTGCAGAAGTTGAATACAGTGCAGTAGAAGAAGGGAGGCAATATTCACAAGAAAATGATTCAGAAACATTGCAATCTACTGAGGCAGTCAATCAAGATGTTGAAAACCATTCCGAATCTGAACCAGCAGAAAACATTACAATGTCAACTATTGAAGAACCATCAACAATTGTTGAAGAATCAGAGGGATATGTTGAAACTACATATTCAGACAATTCGATCCAAGAACAGAGAACACCTGAAATTATACCAAAAATGATATTCATCGTTCCATATAGAGATCGCAAACAACAATATGAATTTTTCTCGAATCATATGAAAATGATTTTGGCAGATATTAATCCAACCGACTATAAAATTTTATACATTCATCAATTAGATTCGAGAACATTTAATAGAGGTGCAATGAAAAACATTGGATTTATTACTGTAAAAAATATGTATCCAGAAAATTACAGAGATATTACTCTGGTTTTCAATGATATTGATACTATGCCATATACAAAAGGATTTCTTAATTACGATACTACACATGGTATTGTTAAACATTTCTATGGTTATACTTTTGTTTTAGGTGGTATTGTATCTATAAAAGCAGCTGATTTTGAAAGAGTTAATGGATTCCCAAATTTCTGGGCATGGGGATATGAAGATAATCTATTAAATCAACGTGTTAATGAAGCTGGCATAACAATTGATAGAAGCCAATTTTATCCAATGGCAGATATTAATATATTACAATTATCAGATGGAATTACACGTAATGTAAATAAAACAGAATTTGATATTTATAAGAGTAAAACAAGAGAAGGTATTAATACTATATATAATTTAGAATATACAGTAGATGAAATTACAGGATTTGTTAATGTATCTAATTTTCAAACAGATCGCGAAGAAAATATATCAACAGCATATACGTATGATTTAAGATATGGAAATACGCCTTTTGCAATTAAACCACATACTATAGCAGTTACACCAAATCAACACGTAATGACATTAAATGCTGTTCCACGTCGTAGAGGAGGTAGAATGGGACTTATCATGTAAAATAATATAATATAAGATAAAATAATATGAATATATATAATGTTCGTATTATTCAACTCATCCAATATACACATAGTATATGCTTCTTTTATTGCATACATATTTGTAAACTTATTTGAAAATCTAATTCACTATAATATTGGGAGATTTAGTAATAAAGATATTAAATTCGTGGTTCCTACAAAAAAGGATTGGTTAAAAATAATACTAGTTATGGTAATTTTTGCAATTATACAAGGATTATTAACAATAGTATTGAATAATTTTTTATAATTCAGATACTTCCATAAATTTATATGTTAATCCAACTTGTTCTTCATTTTCCCATATTCCAGATATTTTAATTATAATTTTACAACAAGATTTTTCTTTTTTGTTATTATATTCCTTGTACAATTTTATATTTCCATTCAAAATTTGTTCTTTTAATAACGCAAATGGTTTCTTAGAACAATCAAATAAATGTTTATAATATTCAATAATATATCGTTCTATTTTTATTAATTCGTTAATTATAATTGCATTTACAGAGTTATTTATATTTAATTTTAATACACTTTTATTCAAACTATTTTCTACATAAAAATCATCAAATGGTGTTATAAGATAAATACCGTTCATTATTATTAATTCATCGGAATAAACAATTTTAGTAAATTTTCCATCCATAATAATATTTCTTTTTGCATCTAAAAAAAATAAGCTGTGAAATTTAAATTGATCTATATTATAAATTATATTCATTTGTCTTCGATATATAATATATCAAAGCACGTTTATTATATTTTAACTTATATATTTTATGTTATATTTAACCTGTGTAATAATTATTATATTATGAATTTAATTTCATGTTTATATTATATAGTATAATTATATAAATATGAATACAATTTTTAATGTGAATGAATACACTAATATTAACGACCAATATCCACAAATAAAATGGAAAGGACCAACTGTAACTCTAGTAAGTGCAGGTGTAAGATTAAATAAATTGACCAGACCGACCGACCTTGCAAATAATATCATTACAGGACGCAGATTATTTAAAGCACTTCCATTAAAAATATATCGTCGCGAAATTGCTACAGTGGGTGTTAATTGTACGCCTAGAACATCACTAAAAATAAACGATTTCAATATGCCGGGTGGAACCATTATATCAAATTACTCTACTACAGGCACCACTCGAACTGGTTTAGTAAATACAACTGAAATTTTGTATGAAAACAATTCTTGCCAACATCCATCCACCAATAATACAACAGCTAAAGCAGTATGCAACACATTTTTATCAACAGAAGCAAATGCTTTACGTAGAGTAAGAAGTAGTGGAATGATAAAACGAAAATTTAACACATCTGCAAATAATGATACATATTATACATCAACTGCACAGTATTTAAATAGTCGTAATCTTTCATTTCAACAAAATCAATATTTCCATATTAGAACTGGCGATGCAACGGTTAAACCTGGAAGTTCGCAAGCAGTACGCAATATATATCAAGCCAACGGTATTAATCATTGCAATAATCCATCCCAAAACTATGTTCCAATTTATTATAAACCAAATAATTCACAGTTTGGTCGCCAAGGAGCTGTATCTTCCGGTGATTTAATTGCTCGCAAAAAATACAATACAATTACCACGGCTGCTTCTAGTTTCAGAACTGCATATGGAAATCAAACAGCAAACGCATTAGCTTACGGTATCCCTGATTATGGATATACGATCAAAGATAAAATTGGCTATCCTCTGAAAAACACTCCCAAAATTTCAAAATATTCTACTATACTTCGAAAATGTCCCGTAAGAAAATTTTCTAGAGCAATCTAATTTACAAATGAATTATCATATTGTTGGTCTGTTTCATTTTCGAATACATTGTTATCATATGATATTATAGAATTAGTAAATACGTTATATTGTATATCATATTTCACGCACCAGAATATACATTTTTGTATATTGTTTTTTATCAAGTTTTCTATTTTATTATCATTCTTATATCGGTTATCTATAAGCATGATGGTTTGATGTATATTTTCAATTTGTTGTTGGCCAAATATAGAGTTATATTCTTCTAATTTGTTAATAAATAAATTTGAAATAGGACAATTCAAAAAACGATGTACCTGTTGTTCTGGTTTCATTTCTAACATAGTTTTAAATACATTTTTAAATTTATCAAAAAAATCTACATTGGAAGAAAACAAAAAATTTTTACAAACAATGTATTTTTCAGAATTCGCATTTCTACTAGTTTGTGGTTTTGTAATATATACTTTTTTATAAAAAGCAGATAATATATACAATAAATCAATTGTATGTTCCATAAAACAATCAAAAATTTTTAATATAAAATGCCCATTCTTTTTTTGCAAACATAACGCATAACAGATTTGTCCAAATAATAGTTGTGTAATATTAATTTCTTGTTTATTAAAATCTTGTGAAAAATCAAATCCACCGTCAGCTGTAATAATATCCATCGAAGAACCATATTTATCGCAACAATATACGAAATTTTCAAGTGATAAAATATTTCCAGTACCATCTGCACCGGTCTCTATTTGCACGTTTGGATTTGTTTTTAAGAAAAAATCACTTTTTTTCCAAGCAGGTATATTATAATCATTTGTATTATCTAATATTGTCATGCCAATATATTTGTCATATGGATTCATTCTTGAATTAACCAGTGCTTCGATAAATCCGCCTGGACCTTCTGCTAAGTGAAACGTATTAATCGCGGATATTGAATTGGACTCTTTTTTTGTAAAAATATTTTCATTATTAGGGGTTCTTAAATTAAATGTCGTTAAAATTTCAATCATTTTAAAATACGATCGCGAGAGTGATTTATATTTTGCTACACATTTTGTTTTATTTGGTACAATTGTATTAATATATTCATACGGATTCGTATATTTTTTGTAAGTATCCCATTCTTTTCCACAACTATCTATTTTATTTTTGATGTCATACAAATAATATGATAATGAATTTGATATATATGGCGAAGGTTGTTTATCAGTTATAATACAATCAACATTTTCACATATAGAAATGTGTATATTGGGTAATAAAAAATATAACATTTATTTTATTTATAAATAATAATACAGATAGGATAAATCATTAAAATAAGTTTATGTTGTTTTCATGATTTAATTTTTTATTTTATTCCATTTATTTTTTTGATTTCTTAACTTTTATTTTCATTATTTCCGGTTCTACAGATTCTCTCGCAGTTATTGTTATTTTCGCTTTACTTTTTTTTATTGTTTTAATGGTATCTTCTTTTTTTTCAATCGGTGGTTCTTTTTCTTCTTCCGATTTTTCTCTATATTTATCTACAACACTTTCTTCTACTATCAATTTATATACCTTATCAGTATTCACATTTCTTGCTTTTCTAAACACAAAATAACGATTCATAAATGATATTCTTTTTTCTTCGGTTGTCATTAAATGTGCATTTTTATAATCTGCATTGCGTTTTGGATTGGTTTTTATTTCCATTTCCATAGATTTAAACAATTCATCAAATAATCCGCTTCCGTTTGGTAATCCAATTGCACCCGATTCTGCTTTTGTTAATAATACAAAACCATAGTCATCCATTAATCGAATCAAATAATCGAAATTAACCAAATATTCGCGGAAAGTTTTTCCAATTGTTTCTTGGTATACATTAATTGGATATCCTACGCCAGTATCATCATCCTGAAATCCAGATTGTGAATACATTTTAGTAAGTTCAAACATTTTCTTTTCGCCATCCATAATAGTTATTGATTCACCTTCATTTTTATATTTCAATAAATCAAATACGGTTTTTCCGTCAAAACAAGTACCTACAAAATATCCATTCAGTTTGGTACATTCTGCAATATTTTTCAAAAATCGGTTTATGCTAGCATTTGTTTCAAAGAAATAATGCAATGCAAATTGACAAGAACTAATATTAAATCCATCGTGTCCTACACCATATTGATTATATACACCTTGTCCCAATAGATTCAAATCTTTTGGTCCAGTGCCAAATACAGCTCGTGCAATTTCTTTATCTTTTTCTGTAATAAATGCAGTTCCGTCTCTAATATTATTACCACTATTTCCATTAACGAATAACGCATATGGCATGTTTTTTTTCGTTTTTCGATAATTCAAATAACGTGCGCAAGCGCCATCTATATTATTGTGAATATTGTCTCTTGATATATCAATGCCAAATACAAATGATAAATTTGAATAAATCCATTTTGGCAAATCGCCTCCTTTTCCCACAGCATAGTCAATCAACGTATTTTTTCGTTCTGCTACACCTGTAATTAGCTTATTTTTAACATACAGATTATGAAAATCTCTTAATGACTGTGTTCTTTTTTTTCTTTGTCCTTCTGAACTATAATAAATACCTTCGTTGGCTTCTCCATTTTCTTCTTCATTGCATATTTCTATGTAAGATGGAATGTCGATACCTTTTGTAATCATATCATCTGTAATTGGTTGATGTATTGACTGCCAATTACTATTTGCTACGTGATATGCATTTCCATAATTTTTTAAGCCATTACGTAATTCAGTTGTTTTATCATATCTTACACGTAATGGAACCCATCTCCAGCCCTCCGATTTTGTAATATCATAACTAAATTCAACAATCATATCTTCTTCGAAATACTCACCTTCTTCTGTAAGCATTAATAATTCGCGATTTCCATTTTCTTGAAGCATTATATTTGCAAAACATGCTTTTGAATCATATGGATTCGTTGGTTGAAATGGTACAGGTTTATATCCATCTTCTGCATCCAAATTATCAGGCGATGGTAATTTATTTTTAATAATATCATCGAAAGGATTCAAATACCCATGTTTGCGTTCATCATATCCGCATCTTAAAACAAGTGTTTTATACTGTAAAACCGATTTATTTCTTTCTAAGTTTTTACCATCTTGGAATATATTTCGAACTTCATCTTTTCCGGTTTTATCTTTTTTAACACTTACTAAGAAATCAATTGTATTGAAATCTGCTGGTTTCCATTTAAATGACTCTTCCCACGTTGTCTTTGACAGTGGTCCAGCTACTCCTACAGTATTACTTGCTACGCCGGTATTTGACGGTGTGAATATTAGACCATCTGTATTATATTCATAAACTCCGTCATTAATGCCAGATAATATGCGAGAACAACATTCAAATATAGTAGTATTTTCATTACTTAGACTGTAAAATGTTTTGTATTTTATATGAAATTGACATTTTTCTGAATTTTCTAAAATGGATACAGGTTTTAAGAAATTTATGAATTGCGTAAGTAATGATATTCTAAATTTGGGTTTTTCTTTTTTAGCATCTTCTTTTTTTTCTACATTGGATGACTCCGTAGATTCTATAATAGGACAAAAAGCATATTCTCTTGTACTCTTTTTATTTATATAATAAATGTCAAAAGCTGCATACAAATTAATTGGTTTATTGAATTTGTCGTGTCGTATATGTTCTCCATCCAATAAACTATCAAATAGTTTTTCATTTTTTGTTTGAGAACCTGTGAAAACAACATTCATGTTTGTATCAATCATATAAATTTTTCCATGATTTGATATATATAATAAAGAACGTTCTCCGTCTGCTTTGTCAGTTACAGTATAATTTTTGCGAATATTTGGAACATTGGAGTATTCGTTTTCTTCCATAATATTTTCAATTTGTAGGGTGTAAGAAGAAGGACCAATAAAATCACGAGGCAAAATCCGAGACGGTTGATATTCTTCACCATGTAAGAGACGCATATATTCATGTTGAATTACTTCTTTTTCTTTGTAAGAAATCGGATAATTTGTTCGTTGTAATCCACCCAATACAATTCGAATTACTTTTCGTATCATATCGACAATTGAATTGACATTATTGTAGTTAGTTCCTACACCAATCTTTGAGTTATCTATTTCCATTTCAATCTCATATGTCTCTATGCCATTAAATACACCAGCTTCTTGAATTGTATAAAACTTCATGGGCACCTTATTGGATGTTTTTGAACTCCTTACAATACTTAAATCTGCAAATATGGGCAAGTCATCGTGATAGAAACGTACGCGATTCATATGACGAAATGTTTTTTTCGAATCAGCCCATTTTTGAATAATTCTACTAATAAAATTGGTACGTGCAGTATATGTTTGTTCTAATTTATAATCTACGCGAAGATTAAAGTCATCGAAATCGGCTGCATTTATAAATTCACCTGCTTCATTTTTTGGGCGCGTTTTTTCTGTAAATTTTAATTTATCATAAGTTGTAGATGGCATATCTAATATTTTTTGTAAACTATTTGTATTACAATATTCTTGAATCATATCAACGCCATTAACCTCTGCACGAATATTTGACATTTTATAATTGCCCGTTTTTTCATTGATATATTCGTGGGAAATTCTTAAACTATGAAAACCATCTGGATTCTCAATCTTAAAACCAGCAGCAAATAAATTCTTAACAACATTATCATAATCTATTTTTGTAATTGGTTTATATTTACGCGTATTCGATCCAAAACGAATTTCAACTTCATTCACTTTACCATCATTTCGCGACATAGGATTGCTTGCTAAATAACTTATAATTAAATCATCTAATTGCTCTTTCGCGGATTTTTTAGGTTTGGTATCTATATTTGAAGTATTTTCGTCTTTTTTTTCCATTATAAAATAATATATAGTTATTTCATATATTATTTTACTTTGAAAGATTCAATTTTATTCCCAACATATAACTTTACATATTTCATTGTATAATTCTTGTTTTTTTATTTTACCAGTAATATTAAGCCCCATCATTCCTCCAATGGAATTTAATTCATCTGATTTATAATTTGATATACTCTTTAATGGTTTATTATAATGCTCTAAACAAAATTTTGTATCAAATATATTTTGTATTTTTTCTGTAGTAATATCTGTATCCACGCCAAAAAATCCTTTTTTATTTTTTATTAATAATATATATTCTTTTGTATCTTCTACAAGGTTAATTTTCAAATAAATATTTTTATTTTTTTCATTCAAAATAATAATGTTTTTTTTATAAAACAATGCAAATGCAGGCAATACATCTAATGTGGTTTTTTTATTTGACATTATATCTGACATAATTTCTTGTGTCATTGCTTTTGTTATTTTTTTATTCATTTTTTTCAAACTATTTGGATTTTTTTTGATAAATTCCATTATATTTTGTTTTTCAATTATTTCTCGATTACTATAACACCGTCCAATTGTATCGTATTCTGTATAGTCATAAACAGAAATGAATATCGACCAGAATAAATTATCCATTTTCTCGGGAAAAATAATAGACTCCAATCTTTGGTTATTGTGTAAATGATTATTGAGGAAACTGTCATTTATTATTGCAGGTAATGGTTTGGCTTCTACATCAACTGTTTTTTTTGCACTTTCTAAATTACTCTCCATTTTATATATGCATTCTTCCTTTTTCATAAATTCTGATATGAAACGATTCGTATACATATATTTTTCTAATAACAAACAACTGTCTTCTGGTTTATCAAATATATTATGCATGAATATTTTGTGATAAAGTGCCATTTTTATATTAACGATACATATAATATACCATATATGTCTTTATGTTTTATTATATTATTATTTACTACAACGGACATATCTCAGACTATTAACGCCGCAACATAAATTACATGAATCTACCAATTCAAATATTTGTAAATCGATTTTTGGAAAAAAACGATCACATTCTATTATATTGTTATCGGTTATTTCATTGATAAATAATTCCTTACAATTACTATCTTGAATTGCCTTAGTGTATAATATCTCACCGCCTATAACAAATACATTTTCAATATCTTTTCGACGTGATATATTATCTAAGGCAGCATGAAGTGAATGAAAAAAAATAATATTACAACTGTTATTTTCCATAGTATAACTGGTAGATATACATATGTTTAATCTACCCGGTAGTGGGCGACCTATACTATGAAATGTATTTCTACCCATAATAATTGCATTTCGCTTGTTTGGGTCGCTTGTAGTTTTTGTGATTTTTTGGAAAAAATGCAAATCTTCTGGAATGTTCCAAGGTAATTCGCCGTTTTTTCCAATACCATTATCTCTTTTTGATATAGCAGCAATTATCGAGAAATCACACATATTATTTCTGAAATATATTCTATATACATGTATTATATCTATATAGAATATTATTGCATTATTCATTATTAAAAAAATCATTTTTAAATGCTGTTTTTTGCAATTCTAATTTTTCCAATGAATTTTCTTGATCATGTATATAATTCATATAATATAACAATTCATCCATAGTATCCTTTGGTAAAAACGAAAGATTAATATAGACTCCGCTCTTATTTTCATTTAATTTAACTGTTGGATTTTTTCTTAAAATCTTTAAAATTTCTAACTGATGATTTTTTGTCATTCCTTCTATTTTATTTTTTATATGTTCTAATTGTTTAATATCAACACTCATAGTTAAAGTATATTACATAAAACAATAATTAAAATTCTATATTATTTTATTCAATCTATTTATTTTCATTCTATTCTTGAAAATCGTCTTCAATGTTATTTACATCAGAATCAGAATCATAAGAATCATCTCCGCCAGATACTATTTTTAATCGAGGTTTTTTTATTGGCATTTTTGAATCAATCTGTTCTTTGACTAATTTACCAATAGCGCATATATAAGGGTCGTTTAATTCATAACGTATTCCAATAACCTTAACTGTAATTTTCATATTCTCTTTAATTGAATTAAAATGATTATCTTTATTGTGATGATCTCTTGCAATAAACACAGTTAATGGTATTACATTATTTGTATCAATTACTTGTGCATGAATGCCTGCCTTTGTAATTGTTTTACTTGTACATTCAATTAACATACCTTCAACCGGATGACAAACCATACAATCAAAGACAACTATATATTCAATATTCTCGCCATTAACATTACCAGAAGAATAACTTATTATTTTAACGGAATTTGGTTTAATAAAACCTTCTGCAATACATTTTCCTTCCAAAACAGTTGTAATTTTGTTTTCTAATACTTGTTTTATATTTTTACCAATTTCATTTATATTAACGATTACTTTTTTCGTTAAAAGTGATTTAATATAGACACCGTATATAGTTTTTTTCTCTGTCATCTTCTATAATATAATAGAATAAATTTTTATATTATAGAATAAACAAATATTTAAAAACTTCAATTTTTCTAACGCGTATATTTTGAAATCTCATTAATAATCATTTGTTCGTTTGATAAAAACCATGTTTTGTTGTCTTGTTTTTTGGATTGCATTTCACGTATAATTATCTCAATTAAAACTACTAACTTATGTTTTCCTTCTCCAATGTAGTCTTTTATATTATCCATATCATACATTTGTTCTCCCAAAACTGTATTTAACTTTGTAATAATATCTTTAATTTGAGCTTGATTTACACGAGCGCCTTTTTTATTTACAGAATCAGATAAATCTCTAATTTTAAATACATATTCTTGTTGGTTCTCCGTCCATTCCATAAATCCAATTATATCATTTAATGTGTTTTTGTTAAAAATATTCTTCTTTATGTAATTAGTTGAAGTAATTATATTTTTAGACGCAACAAATTCGGCTTCTTTCCATTTATTTTTATTATCTTCGTCTTGTATGTATATTTTTGTTGTTTTGTGGTCGGAACTTAGTGGAACGCCTATATCACCATTATCTGCTGTAATTATTTTATCGTCAAAATATTCTTTAATGAGAACTTGCAATTTATTATTAGGACTCCATCCATTACTAGAAATATGTTCAAGTACAATTATCTTTTCGTTAAATGGTATTTCGTCCATTATATGATGGACGAGATGTTCTATTTGTTTATCTTTCTTTATGTTATGTTTGTTTTCTAAATGTAATGCAATTACGGCAAAATTTTTATACCAATCCTTCTCACCTGTTGTAATATTCTCAATATTAACAGCTGTATTAAAATTATTATCCAATTTCACCATTATTGTATCAAAATTTTCAATATTTTTTACAGTATCCTGTGGTTCTTCGTTATCTACCTTAGTATCTTGTTTTTTTGGTAATTCTATATGAACATATTGATGTTTAACATCAACTGGACGCATTCTATCATACAATGATGCATCTTCATCCGTAATTTCAAGTGGTTGGAAAATATAATATTCGTCTTTATTTATTAAATTACCTAATCTTCCATATTTATCAATCAAATATTCACTCTTGTTCTCTATTAAATATGTTAATGCATAATAAATTTGTTCTAATGGGTATTTTTTTATCACATTAATTGAATTTATAAGTTCATCGCGTTTATAAAAATAACGACCACGTCCAGGTATGTCTTTAAATAAATCACGAATACGTTGTATTATTCTATCATTGTTCATTTTAACAAAATCATTGTTGTATGTAGCGTATGTTATATCTATGTCTTCTATATTTTTCATTGGAGAACATTGAAAATTACAATTTTCCATATAATCACATATATCACTGTAGGGTTTATCTCCAATTTTAAAATCGATTGTTTTTCCACTGGATAATTGTAATACAATGTTTTGGTTCTCCATTACAGATAATAATTTATCATTTGTGAAGTTAGTTTGACCAATATTTAATATACAATCTGCAGCAGTTTCTTTTAAAACCCGTGATACTTTACCAATTTTAATCGATTTTTGTTCAGCTAATCTATAAACATATAAATCAGCGGATTCTTCGTTATTATCCAACCGTGTTGCGTGCAAAAATATTTCTACATTGCGTTTTTCAAAAGGCAACCCACAATGACTTAGATTTCTTACGCCTCTACCTATAATTTGTTCAATGCGATTCATATTATACCATGGTTCTAATACATGTACTTGTCTTATATTTTTCAAATCTACTCCTTCACCGGCTGCCTTCGAAATTAATACCACTTTCACATTTTTGCCGTTTTTATTTTCAATGTTATTAATGTATTTTATATCTGCGTCATTATTTGGCGAAAATGTTTTATCGCCAGTAATCATTACATATTTTGCTTGATTAAACTCTCCAGCAGTTTCAGTTTTAGGTAGCATAGTGATAGAATCAATTGGTTCAGCTGGATTTTTTAATAGTGGTTTTGTATATTTTTCTGTTCCAAACCGAGTGAATCCCATTTCTTCTAATGCTAATGCGACAGGAACAAGACCACCATCGATATATTGAGAATATATTAATATGATGCCTTCTGAATTACGAATTATATCACATATATTTGCTATTTTTGCACTATATTTTGGTAATTCTTTTGGAGTAAATATACGACCGTATGTATCATTACGATATTGAAAATTATAACGTTGCGGGTTATCCGATTTAGTTTCTTCTTTATAAGACATTATTCTAGATAGTCCGCGTATTCCTGTCATATTTGATATTATTTCATCTTCTTCTATTTCATAAGTTGAATTTGGCAAAAAATCTTCGTTTGGATAAACAATATTTAATGATTCGATTGGCGTTTGCAATAAAGTATATCCAAATGAATCCATTTCTTCAAATGCTGGCATATCTCGTTCTGTACCAAATTTATTAAACGTATCATATGAACGTTTTCGCATATTGTTAATAATAAACTCGTATCCTATACGTTGATATTCACCAATTGAATTTAAATATACAGGAACGTGTTTTAATTGTTTATCTTCCTCAATCGTTTTTCGATTCATTTGAATTGATGGATATACAAAGTTATTTGGCAGTTCAGGATAAACTCTATATGGAAATGTATATGGATTTTCTCCGCGAATATAGGATACATATCCAGTCAATTTTCGTCGTAATAGTTCTTTACCGGTTTCTTCACCATCTTCTTTAAAATTACCATTTTTATCAAATATATCAGATATTTTTATAACGCTACGTTTATCATTTAAGTTCATCAAGTTTGTTAACCATATAATTTCTTCATATGAGTTATACATTGGTGTAGCAGATAATAATAACAAACGCATATTTTCACTATATTTTGCTACGTCCATTAATAATTCAGCTGATTTTCTTTTTTCTTTATTTTCGTTTGTTATACGTATATTATGAACTTCATCAATAATAATAAGACGGTTATTGAAAACATTTTTTATTTTTTGTATTTTCATTTTATTTCGTTCTTCTGTTGAATATCTGATACCTTTCACTTCTATCGAATCACTTATATAATTTGCAAATTTTGTATATCCCATAAAAACGTAATATGTTTTTATAAGTGTTTTAATTTGGCTTATTATTTTTTCTCTTGGTATATCTTTTATAGCAGTTGGATTTATCTCATTCAATAACGCGCTACCAACACAAGATTGTATATTCCATACTCCGTTTTCTTGTTTTAATTTACGCTCATCAAATAATTGTAATCTGAAATTATCTTGAACGTTAGGAGATGCGATTATCATAATAGATTTTCGCATACCAACTTGTTTCATGTAATTTCGCATTTCTTCGGCTACCCCAATTGCTGTGCAAGTTTTACCTGTTCCCAATCCGTGATATAACAATAAACTATTATATGGTGTTTGAAATGATAAGAAATTTTTTACAAATAATTGGTGAGGCATTAATTCAAAATCAGCATTACACAAAATATCGGCTTGTTTTTTGATATCATATATATTACCGTCGTATTGAGTATCATAAAACTCTTTTCTTTGTGCAATTTTAATATTGAATTCTGGATCATCTAATTCTGGATACAAAAAACCATAATTATCGTTGTCTGTATCTAGTTGGTTTTCATCGAGTTTTTCTACAACTGGTTCTTCATCATCTGCGAGTTTTTCTACAACTGGTTCTTCATCATCTGCGAGTTTTTCTACAACTGGTTCTTCATCATCTGCGAGTTTTTCTACAACTAGTTCTTCATCATCTGCGAGTTTTTCTACAACTGGTTCTTCCTCATCTGCGAGTTTTTCTTGTTCAGGTACATTATCTATAATTACTAATTTCGGTTTACGTTTCAATACGTTAACTGTAGGTTGCTGTACTGTTGGTACAATCGCTTCAGTTGGTTTAATTAATTTTATTTTTTTAGTAATATTTTTCTTTTCTTTATGTTTATCGTCAACTATTTTAATTGGAGCGTAGTCCGAATATTCTTCAAATTGTTCATCTGTAAGTAATTCTCGCATACCCAAAGGCATTAATCGTCCTTTTTCAACATCAGGATCTTTTAATAATTGATATGGTTTCAACAAAAAATATGCATTTTTATTAGGATTCCATTTGTGATATTTAGGTCCCTTTGCTCGCTTCTTTGTTTTATTATTTTCATTACTTGACATTATTTATTGTATTGATATAACTATACAATAAATATAGAAAACAAAATATAAAAATCAACAATAAGAAATAAAATTTTTAGATAAACATTTATCTATATTTGTAATCAGCTTTATTTTTTCTAAATTATACGGACGAATACATTGAATGCATTCTTCTATTGTTTTCCATTCCATTTTACTTACTTCTGATTTTTGAAAATTAGATACATCTATTGTATCTTTATAGTTCATGTACATTAAGAAATATTTATGCTTATATGATTTATAGTTAGAACCAGTAAAGTTTTCTTCAAACGGTAAAACGTTTTGTATATTGTTCAAATGATTAAATTCATAACCAGTCTCTTCGCAAAATTCACGAACTGCACAATTATAATCTTTTTCTTGATTATTTCGACGACCTTTTGGGAATCCCCATTCAGGCTCAATCCATGTATCATACTCTAATGATTCATCAATCAAAGATGAAAGTGTATAATAATCATGTTTGTTTGATACTCCATTTTGAAGAGACGTGAACTTATCTCTAGATATAATTTCTTCTCCTTTATACATTCCGCCCACGCCATTTCCCCATATCTCTTTCCACAATGTTTGAAAAGTTTCAGTTTTTAATTTATGTTTTTCTTCATGTGTCATCTGTTTTAGCATATTCATTATAAAATTTTTATTTTGAACATAATATTTACCTCGCATAAAATCGATATATCCTAAACTCTCTTTGCGTCTTATCATCAAATATTGTATTTTACGTTCTTTATCATGATATATTACACGAAATGCTATAATACCAATACTGGTTATGGGCATTTTACATGTACTAAATAAATGTCCAGGTTTCCCACAATTATTACAATAATTTTTTTCCATATTACAAATAAACTATAAATAAATAATAACAAACTTCTATATAGTTTTATCGATGAATACAATGCGAAATTTTAATGCAGATGTATGGGGTCCTCATTATTGGTTTTTCTTACATACTATAGCTTACTCTTACCCAGATACACCAAACACCATAACAAAACGAAAATATTACGATTTGATACAAAATATGCCTCTTTTTATACCAACCCCTGAAATTGGAAATGAATTTAGTAAATTATTAGATAAATATCCTGTAAGTCCTTATTTAGATAATCGCGATTCTTTCATTCGTTGGGTACATTTTATGCATAACAAAATAAATGTTATGTTAGGAAAAGAAGAAATATCATTATTTGAAGCAAATGACCGTTATAAAGCGAAATACAAGCCAAAACCAGTACTATTAAGTGAAAGATTACATGTAAAAAAATATCATATTTATATTACATTAACTTTGATCTTTTTATTTTTAATATACATATATTCGGATAGGTAAATATCTACAATTATTATAGATTATATATCATTCATAATGAGATTAGAACTTTGGATATTAATAATTACAGCATTAGTTATTGCGAATATATACACAGACGGTAAATACTTAAAACTGGCATTATCTTGGAAAAAATATTATCAAATGATAGGTGTAGCATTTTTAGGATATGCACTATGTTGGTTAATGCGTAAAAATCCAACACGGGCCAAAGAAATGTTAATATCGTCAAATGAGTACTTAAAATATTTACCAGTCGATAAAGCGACGAGTAGTTTTATTTCTCCAATATTAGATTTCACTACACGTCAAGAATTTGGAAGACATATGGGAGGTGGGGTTGTTCCAGGAGGACGTCCAGTAGTGCAATCGCAATATCAATCGCGTGTTATGAAATCAGGATCAAATTCAACAAAACGTTCAGTAAGTGAAACTAAGAAAAAGTTTGTAGCAGCAAGACAAAATTGGCATTGTGGTGATTGTAAAAAACAACTACCTGCGTGGTTTGAAGTCGATCATACTGTTCGTTTAGAACACGGTGGTAGTAATCACGTAGATAATTTAGTCGCATTATGTAGAGATTGTCATGGAAAAAAAACAGCTATAGAAAACTTATAAAGATTATTATATGGTTCTATTATATATTTTTATATTATAAAATAGAATATAATGTCAACTATATTAGAAAAAATAGTCAAAATTAAAAATTCAATTGTGTCATATGTTTCAGGTAAAACTTCGATAAGTCCAGATTTAAAACAATGTGCTATTGTATATGGTTTAATTTCATTTTTCGTATTATTAACTGCTATTTCTTTATATTATGTATCCACCGACACGAATATATTAAGTTCTGAAAAATATATTTACACATTCACTACATTTATACCATTAATATTATTAATCGTCGCATCGTTTTTCATTTTTAACAAACAAATAAAAATATTTAATCTTATTGCTGGACTATCGATAGTGGGAATTGTTTTCATTTTTTGTTATTATTTTAACACCATTTTAAGTTTTGCAAATAGATATGGTACATTTTTCAATATAATATTACAAATTATTATTTTTAGCATTATTTTAGTAGGTCTTGCAATTGTATTCACTATATTTGAAAAAAAAATAAGAAGCTTAACTGGATTCCCTGGTCTAATTGTTAATTTAATTTTCTTGATTCCTTGTTTAATAACAGATTTTATAGAATACATTAAAGAACAATTAAATATTACACCAAATATAACATTTGTTTTATTTATTATTGAAATAATATTTATACTACTGTATGTCTATATTCCCTATTTGTTTACTGTAAAAATATTACAAGGAGTAGTCGGTAAACCATTATTAATAGACAGTTTATTTTTAAACACTAAAAAAGACATTGCGAAAACAAGCGATTTAGAACCAATAAATCGTAATGAGTTTGGTGGATCTCCAAATATATCAGAACAATCAACCGATGAAATCCTGGATACTGATATTCGAAGAAATCACGCATTTTCTATGTGGATCTATATAAATCAACATAGTCCAGTTGTTCAAAAAAGAAATATTTTTAATTACGGTACATCCGATCCATCCAATCCAAAGAACGATACATCCCATCCAAAGATTTCATACATTAGCAACTCTAAGACAAATGATATGGAATACATAACTATATCAGTGAATACGGATAACGCATATAAATTTGAAATACCTAAACAAAAATGGAATCATGTTGTATTTAATTATAATAATGGTTCGGTTGATGTATTTATTAATGGAACTTTAGAAAGAACTTTATATTTTAACAGAGTTAATCCTACTTACACTTCTACCGATTTAGTAACAGTAGGAGATGATAATGGAATAAATGGTGCTATTTGTAATGTAGAATATTATTCTACACCTCTAACACAGTTTCAAATCTCATCAAAATACAATTTACTAATGAATAAAAATCCACCAGTCAATGAATAATTTTATAGAATTATTATATAAACGTTAAATATAGAAAGTTATGAATTATATTATTGTCGCTTTATCAGTAATTATCATTGTCAGTTTATTTTATGTAGCTTTTAAAAGTTATTTCTCAAATGTATCTACTTTAATGCAACAAACAAGTTTAGCAGATATGAATAAAAAAGTACCTGACGTTGTAGCTACAAATTTACAAAAACCAGATGCAACAAGATATGCTTACGGAATATGGATCTATGTTAATACATTGAACTCATCAGCAACTTCACCACATGTAATATTTAGCAGAAATAATGATATAGTCGTTTATTTCAACCAATCGACAAGCACTTTATATGCTATATTGAATCCTAATACTGAAATTGCAGGTGCACTTACCAATGGTCTTGTAGATGAAAATAAGTTAATCAAAAATACTCCTGCTTCATTGTCTACTAAAATTACAATAACTAATAACTTCCCATTACAGAAATGGGTATATATTACAATAAGTGTTGACAATACAGTTGCCGATTGTTATTTAGATGGAAAATTAATTAAATCCGTTAAGATATCACAAGTCGGACCAACGACAAGTGGTAATATTATGTTTGGATCAGGAATAGATGCATACATTGCTCAATTTCAACGTTGGACTAATCCATTAGACCCTCAATCTGCATGGAACGCATATGTAGCCGGTTCTGGTTCAAGTTTAGCAAGAGCTGATTCAAATTATAATGTAGCATTGTCTGTATTGAAAGATGATGTAATTACAAGCAAATTAACACTATATTAAACCGCTGAACATTTTAGAAAATATAATTTATGTTATTAAATTATATTCATACATATTATACTATTATGCCATTTATTCATAGTTATAATGGAGCTATGCAAATATTATCATCAATTGGTAATGGAAAATGTAAAGGAGATTGTAAATCATCGTGGATTCGTAATCTAAAATATGCATTAAAGACGAAAACAAATCCTTTAGGACTAACTAATCAACAACGTAAAAATATGACTGAAAAGATAAAAAGTGTTTCTGGAAGAAATGCTGTAAATAACCATAGTAAAACATTAAAGAAATATAAGGATCGTAAATCTCCACCTTATCCAGCAAATGAAAATTGCAATAAAAAAATGAAAGGCAATGATGGAAATATGTATATATCTAAACCGAATAAAAATAACGTGTGTTCGTGGAAAAAAATATAAATGGAAACAAATTACATATAATTATAATTTTATTTATCATATATAATTATATATAGAATGAATATGAATAATCAGCCAATTGGACAACAATTAGCAAATAATGATATTTTAAAAAACATTAAGAATAGCGTATCTGATGCAGCTGCTGGAACAACCAATGCATTAAATGGTTTACGAAATAATATAAACAATTCTTTGCAAGAATTTTCATCAAAAAGCGTATCACAACAAAGTAGTGAATTTCTTCAATCAAATAGTGTTATTGCAAAATTTGCCTTTTTAATTTTAGTATTAATCATATTTATGTTATTATTTAAATTAGGCACATATTTATTAAACTATTTCTTGAAACCGCAATTGAGTCCGTACGTTGTGAAAGGTTTAATTCCTGGAAATAAAAATGTTATAGTTTCCCAAGATCCAAAGAAATCTGGAGCAATTACTTTATACCGTTCAAATAATGAAAGTACTGGCATGGAATTTACATGGTCTTTATGGTTAAATATTGGTCCAGATAATTTAATTCAGTCAAATACATTTAAACATATCTTTAGCAAAGGAGGCAATGGAAACTATGCTACAAATGGTATTATGCAAATACACAATTCCCCTGGATTATATTTACATTATGATAATAACAACAAAGAATACAAATTAAGATCATATATGAGTACTGTAAGTACAGAAAATAGAGCGACCAGTGAGTTTGTTGATATTACAAGTATTCCAATTAATCAATGGTTTAATATAATGATTCGATTAGAAAACAAAATTATGGATGTCTATATGAATGGAGCTATAGTTAAACGTTTAACATTCGCCAATAGTCCTAAACAAAACTATGATGATGTATATGTATGTGGAAATGGTGGATTTGTTGGAAGTTTATCCGACCTAAGATATTTCAATAGGAGTTTGAATATTTTTGAAATTAATACAATCGTATATTCTGGACCTAGTTTAGTATCAAATTCCGCTGTTTCAAATACATCAGTATATAATTATTTATCCAGTTCTTGGTATTCTAATAATATGTAATTTATTCAAGTATAATATGGTATAATTTATATATACCATATTATGACAACCCCCGATTTAAATGAGCAACTAGTATGTGATATAATTAATCAACGAAATCAATTGCGTTTATTAATTCCACCGCCAATCCGATATAATCCAATTTCACCATATCCTGCAAATACACAAGCTGAATTAGATATGCGTCGTAAAGCAGAAATATTACAATTTAATAAAAATTCCACACAAAAAGGAAAGATTACAAAAGCACAACAATGGGCAAATTTAGTGAAAGGTCCATTTCAACGAAATACACAAACCGCCGTTGTGCGTGATTCTTCTGGTCAAATAATTGATTATACGGTATATAATACAGTAGCTTCTTGTCCTGAAGATAAATATTTACCAACATTATCTTCATCAAGTGATGTTCCTGGTCGTATTATTACTCTTCAATATAACCCAGACGTTCCTCTTTATAATTATACAGAAGGAGAAAACACATTTGGTATAATAAATCAAGAAACGCCAACCTATTGGAACAGTTATACAAGTAATGATATATTAGCATTAGATGGTATTCAAAATACACTGTGTACGTTAGCAATTTTTAATACTGATTATAGATTTACTACTTTTGAGATTAATACTCCTATAGGATTTTATGTTTCTGGTCAAGCTACGAATAATACAGATGCTTCGGGTATTTTTAATATAGATACTTTTAATGTAAGTGTTTATAATAACAATAATTTGATTACAACTACCAATATAAATACAACTACATCAATTACAAATAGATTTGTTAATTTTTATACCAAATTTCCAAAAGATGGTAATGGTAATATAATTGGTGATACTACATTTCAAGGCGTCCAATATATCGGAAATTTAACAATGTCCAATATAGTTCTTTCTACTCAACCTGGTTTATTATATGACATAAAACTAGTTTTTAATATTACAATTACCACTTCTATATCTGGAAATCCAACAAATTTGAAAAACGGAATTCAAATGAATTTATCATCCAATAATTATCCATATTCTACGATAAGATGTAATTTTACAGATATAGTGCCTACACCCGAACCATTAATTGGGTTTTATGTGAAATCTACATAATACACATTGTACTATTTTACAAATATAATTTAGTTATATATATTTATATATTTATATATGGAGTTTTATAGTATTCATTTATTGCACGTAGTATTATCATTATTATCAGTGAATTATCCCTTTATAATTCGGAAAAATTATTTTTATGATTTAACATATATTGTATTATTATTTATTTTATTATATAGCTATATCATCTTAAAGGGAGAATGTTTCATTTCATATGCAATCAAAAAATATGAAAACCCAAAATATGTATTAGGAAGCGATTTATCATCCGTTCTGCAACATTATTCACATATATTCAAAAATAAAACAATCGCAAATTATGTTATAATGTATATATTGATTACATTAGTTATTAGTTCATTTATTGTTTTGAAACGACACGATTTCATAGATATTAATTATATATATGTGTTTTCAGCGTTGTTATTAGCGTATTTTATTTTATTGAAAATGAAAAGCTTTGCAAAGTATCGTATTTACTTTAACATAGTTTTTATGTTTTATATAACATTTTTACTTTATAGAGCATTACAACCAGTACAACCATTATATCATTACGTACGTTCAAATGCCCAAAAAATATAAAAACAGTTTTTATTATACATATCGTGTAAAATATATAATAAAATTAAATTATTTAGGGTTGAGATTAGCAGTCATAGTTGGATTCAAACACATTTTTTGATTAGGGAAAATTTGTCCAGATAAACATTTGTCTTGTTCTCCGACTTCGATGCATCCTCTACGGTTTTCATATTCTCCAATTAGACACCAACCGGATTTACTTGCTGAAATTGGTTTTTGTATAGGATTTTCGGCAGTATCTTCAGTAGGTTGTTTTGGTGTTGATATATGTTTATCTTGGTTTAATTTAATATCAAGTGGATTAATCTGTGTTAAATTGGTTGGTACGTTTCCAGAACTTGCTGATATTAATATATTACCAATATCTTGTATGGTTCCTTCTGCTATATCTATTCCAACTTTTGCTGTATCTGAAACAACATCAGCTCCCTTGTTTATTAATGTTCCAGAGGTATATCCAAATACTGCTAAAAGTTGACCGACAGGTGGGCCTAATACAGCTATAATTGCCTTTATTATATTGCTTATTACATCCAATATATTTATTCCTAAAAAAGACAAAATCAATAAAACGCTTAAAATAATTATTATTTTATTGTTTGAAATAAGCTGCGATTGATTATTTTCATTAAAAATTACAGGTGATGGTCGTGATAAGGGTTCATATCTAACTTGATTATTATCCATTATTAACGTTATATATAAAGACAAGATACTTTTCTATTATTCGTTCGTAATTAATGTTTTTTTTATAAGAACATAATAAAATAGATAAATGGCGTCATTTCAATTTATAGAGACATTCTTTTTCTTAAGTTTAGGAATAACTTTTGGATTAGTTTTATTATTAGTATACCATTTCAAACAGCGTATAACAAGTCTAGAACAAAAATGCGATACTATGTTTGATATCGTTCAAAATGTTGTCAAAGAACTTGGAGTAGCGAAAGCCAATATTAATTATATATTAACCAATCATATGCAATCGCATACTAACTTTGCTACATTTCCGTCAATGTTTATGCCAACCATGAATACTACGTCTGATAATAATTATATTAGCGAAATGAATCTATGCGAAGAAGACGAAGGAGACGAAGGAGACGAAGGAGACGACGAAGACGAAGAAGACGAAGAAGACGAAGAAGACGAAGAAGACGAAGAAGACGAAGAAGACGAAGAAGACGAAGCTGATGAACCAAATGTATTTGAAAAAATAAGAATAGATAGTAATTTAGATGACTCTATTAAACAAATCGATATCGAAGATATTCAACCATTAGATGTTTCCAATTTAGAAAATATCGATTTAAATACCGATTTAGAACAAAATGAAAAGGATTTAGATTTTGAAGAGTTAGGTGAATCTGTAGAATTAACAAATATAGAACCAATTGTTGTTAATAAATTAGAAGAATTAGAAGAACAAGTGAATGAAGAACCAATTGTAGAAAATAACAAATCTATGGTTTCACCTGAAATATATAAACGGATGGGATTAACCGATTTAAAAAAGTTAGTAATTTCAAAAGGTTTATGCAGTGATCCAAGTAAAATGAAAAAACAGGAATTAATCAAAATGTTAATTGACAGAGAACAATAAATTTCATATATAGTATTATATTATATACTATATATAAACCATGTCGTTTGTAGGAGAACCACAATATGCAACATATGATAAAAAGATAGAACCATTTAGTTTTTTCGGTAATTTAGTAAAACCTAAAGAAGAAAATCCTGTACCAGAACTCACGTTTCTAGGAAAACATTATGCAGCTAGTTGGCAACCTGAAGCTACCGATAACAATAAACTACTAAAAACCAATGAAATTACCACAAATGCAGAGTACAGAAAATACATGATTTCAAAAACTATTCCTATTATGGAGAAAAATAAGAAAGAATATATGAATGCATAAAAATCGATATAAATCTTTTGTATTAAAAAATAAAAAAGATTATGAAAAGAATTGTAAGTTTTGATGTAGGTATTAAAAACATGGCGTATTGTATTTTTGACTTATCTGGCGAAGTCTTTAATATCCACGATTGGAATGTTCTCAATTTAATGAATCCAGAGCCCGAAACAAAATTATGCACGATTCCAATAGAAAAAAAGAAAAAATCTAAGAAAAGAGATACACCCCTTGAAAATACACCTCCTACAATATGTAATAAAAAAGCAAAATATGAAAAAGGAGAACATTGTTATTGTGAAAAACACGCCAAAATGGGTGATTTATTGATTCCAACCAAGGAATGTTCTCCAACACAATTAAAAAAACTAAAATTAGAAAAGTTGATTGAACTTATTCATAAATATAAAATACCATTCAATCCTGGAATGAACAAGACCAATCTATTAAATACGATTAATAGATTCATGGAAGAACAAACATTAAAAACGATTTCATCGATAAAAACAACTGCCGGAGAACTTGATTTAATTACTATAGGAAAAAATATGAAAACCGAATTGAATCAACTGAATACAATGAAATATATTACGCATGTGGTAATTGAAAACCAAATATCACCTATTGCTACTCGGATGAAAACAATACAAGGTATGTTAGCACAGTATTATATAATGTCATATGATTCGATATCGATTGATTTTGTATCTTCGTCTTGTAAATTAAAAGGATTGGAAAAACAGAATACAGATATCACCGATAACACGTATCAACAGCATAAAAAAGACGCGGTTTATCATTGCAAACAAATATTAGAAAAACATAATTTTACGGATTGGATGCACGTACTAGATACAAAAAAACGCGACGATTTAGCTGACTGTTTTTTACAAGGTATATGGTTTATACAAAATAACAAGAATAAATTACAAGAATAAATAATACATAAAACAATATAATATTATGTTTGCGTAATACTTAAACATAATTTTTATAAAATAATAATAAACTATGGAAGTAATTGAATTAACTGATTTAGAACCAATTTCAATAAATTTAAATGATAAACCTAAAACTAATTTTGGTTCAGGGATTGAACTTTTGATGAACGATAAAGTTAAAAATTATTCAAGTGCTACAACTATTGATTTAGGAGAACTTGATCGATTAGAAGACGAATTGAATGAATTATCTAAAACAAATACATCTACTCCAGCTGCAGCATCATCATCGGATAGTAAATCGTTTTCTAATTTATTTGGTTTCAGTAAACAACCTGAAAATAACACACAAAATATTCGAATCAATATGGATGATGAAAAGACAGATTCACATTTAGGTCAAGCTACTATGGATAGTATTGGAAACACAAAAACATGGGACGGATTCACTAAATTAAACGAAGTTCCATTATATAATCCTTCCAAGACTTCGGGTCCAACCACGTCATTAAATGAACGTGAAAAACGTCGCAAAAAACGTGCTATGATTAAAGCATTAGAACAATGGCAGGAAAAGGGTATTGTTCGACAAATTTCACATTTTAACATGGATTCAAATTATGATGAAGTTGAAGATGAATATGAAAGTGCATTGGAAGATAAACGCAAACGGGATTCTGTAAAAATTCAACAAAATTGGCTAATTACTATGGTTAACACAATTGAATATGGTAATGCAATGTTTGACCCATTTGGCGTATCACTTGATGGCTGGGGTGAATCAATCAGTGAAGACATTGACAGTTATTCTGAAATTTTCGAACAATTGCATGATAAGTACAAGGGTGGTAAAATGAGTCCAGAACTCAGTTTATTATTACGTCTTGGATTTAGTGCTAGTGTAATTCATTTTAGTAATAAAGCATTATCTACTGCTGCACCTGGTTTTAATGACGTAATTAAACAATCACCTGAACTTATGCGAATGTTTACCAATGCGACTGTTGATTCTATGAAACAAACCGCACCTGGAATGGCATTTGCAAGTGAATTATTAAACCAAAATAAACCAAATACAATGAATCGTCCGCCTCCTGCACCAGTCGATACGCGTTCTATGAATCCACCTCCTGCATCAGCCCGTCCAGGAATGCAATTTACTCAAATGCCAGATAATCGTCCAGATTTAAATGCAGGACGCGGTATTCCATCAACTATGTTTAGAGAACAGGGTGTAGATATGAATCAAAATGGAAGTAATATGAATCAACTTCCAACAAACTATGTTTCTGAAAAACAAGAACGTTCTCCACGCCCTGAAATGTCTGGACCAAAAAATACAGACATAGATAATATTTTGTCTGGATTAAAAACGAAAACAATCAATATTCACGAACAACCTCAAACTACCGAGGACGATTCCATGGTAAGTATTGGCAGTTTGAAAGATATGCAAGGTACTATGATGCCAAGAAGACGTGGTGGTCGCAAAAATAAATCAGATAAAAATGTTATATCACTCGATATTTAATATAATTGAGTGTTTATTGATAATGTATAATAAAACTCTAATAAAAAAATATAATAAAAATATAAAAATATAATAATAAATGAAATTCTTATATTTTTACTGGTTATTTTGGTTCTTATATTGTATTCCAATAACTGATAACTTTAAACTATTTCACTTTATTCGAACATTTAATAAAAAAACTACCAATAATTTTAAAGATATTAATGGGTTTTATGGTTTAATTGGTGGAGAAAAAACAAATCAAGTAAGTATCTCAGGTGATGGTATAATTCAATGTGTTTTCATAGAAAATGGGAAAGTTCAAAAATTCATAAAAAACCCCGTATTAACCGATCGCCGTAAATTTATGAATAGCCATCCATTATTATCACAGTATTTACATAATAACTGGTTTGGTATATGCATTTATATTTTAAAAATGTTTAATATGTTGAATATACATGCAAATTTTGACGGAAGAGCAAATACCGGATTATATTATTGGAAAAATGCGCGACTATTGTTAGCTTTACATGAACGTGACAATCCATATGGGGTTTTTATCGATTTTCACAACAATAATTTATTAGATTATGGTAAAATAAATAGTAATAGTATTCATCGGAAATTTAGCGCTCACCCATACGAAGATTTGACTAAAAGCGAGATCGTATCGGCTACCTATAATTTACTTGGATGTAAAAAAGGAACAGTTATTACCCAATATGATATATATGATTTGTCTCCAAAACAAAGTTATGTTATTCCTACAAAATATAATTCGATTGTTCATGATATCATTTCAACTGAAAATAACGTATATATTCCAGATTGTCCTCTTGTAATAGACTATTGTAAAATAATGCAACCAAATTCCCCTATACCTATGAAATTTGACAAAAAGCAAAAATCCAGAATTGGAATATGGAATAAAGCTACTCAAACTACACAATGGATTCAATTCAATTATTCGTTTTTTACATTTCATTTTGTAGATGTTAACGAAAATATCGGTGGAAATGAAAATATAACTTATATTGATGTATGTCTATTTGACAATATTAATATGGACAGATTAAATGAGAACTTGCCGCAACTTTATCGACTTGCTATAGATAAATCGAACAGTTCGGGAATTGTATATAAAAAAATTCAATTAAAAAATGAGATTTATACGGATTTTCCTACAAAACTAAATGGTCCAAATGGCGAAAAACATTTACTATTAACATTGGAATTGAATGAAACCAAAACAATACTTATGTCGGGGTTTGTTATATTAGACCGAAATTTAAAAACAATGACCCATTTTAAACTTCCAGGAAACGAATCCAGTTTCTGTGGTCAACTTTCGTTTCATGAAAAAACGAAATCGATTATAGGATTTTGTAATATAGATAACGGGTCTTATTTCTTTCTATATGATTTGCAATCAAAACAAGTCGAATATCAATTAATTACGGAACTTGATAATTCTAGAATTAGAATTCAAAATGGGTTTCATTCTATTTTCATTGATCGATAAATGGTCTAAAGACTTAACGTAATTCATTATTATATGTCATATGTTTTGCGCCTTTCTATTATTACTATTTTTATATAATACTACTGCATATCGTATTAATACAATACCTAGACAAATTGTGCCAATATATAGATTGCATTCTATACATAATCCTATCTCCGTTATTGTACCATACAATGATAAACCTATGAACAACAGTAAAATCCATCAAATACAACGTAAAATAAATAGTATTTTAACATTGATACGACCACAAAATATATTACCTACTACGGTATTATGCTTTTCCGGTGGATGGATAGTGAATCCGTCTCTAGTTAATTTAATTCAAACAAAGTCTTTCATTGTAGCTACTATTAATACGTTATTAATTATGTCATGTAGTATGGTTCTGAATGATCTATTTGATATTGAAGTAGATAAAATAAATAATCCAACGCGACCATTAATTAGCGGTGAAATTACGAAAAAAGAGGCGATTTTATTGTCTATAGGCCTACTATCTATTACAGAAATATTGTCGTTTTTATATTTTCCGAGATTTCTACAATCTATAATACACGCGGCAATATTAAATATCATTGCATATACGCCATTTTTAAAAAAAATCCCAATCATAAAAAATATATCGTGTGCGTCATTGATATCATTTTCTGTTATTTTTACTGGACTCGCTACAAACCCGAATATTAAAGGCAAAATCGACGTATTAATTACATTTGTACGATTATTATTTTTTGGTTCTCTTTACAACGAAATTATATTGGACATTCGTGATTATGATGGTGATAAAATGAATGGTATTAATACTATTCCAGTTGTATTTGGTAAAGATATTACATTGGGTGTTTTATTTATGATTACCGATATCAATATATTATGGAATACATTTGCACTATATAAATTATATGGTACTACAGTTGCTTGTATATTGCCTATATTGTGTAATCAATTACTTGTGAATTTGTATTTTATTAAGAAGTATAATTATTCGGTTAATTCATTAACACGCTCCATTCAAATGTCGTTTCAGTCCCTTTATTCTATTTTATTGTATTTATGTATTATTAGTATGAAAAAAAAATAATGTAAAATTTATATATATATATATATATATATATATATATATATATATTTGATTATTGTGTAATAAAATCAAGATGTCTTGGAGAGCGCAAAATCGTATTTATAATGCTCTATGTAGTAAACATTCACCGTTAATTGCAGCTATAATTGAAGTAGATGTCGATCAAATTAAATATAGAGACCATATAGTCATTAGTAAAAAAATTGATTTACATTTTTTTCGCTTGATATTAGAATCAATATCGTAATGCAACATGCTACCCTTAGCCCAATTGTATTAGACTGTTCAAATTTACGCAGCGAAAGACAAAAAATAAACAATTTATCTACTCTCAATGCACTTATTGAATCTGATATCGAATTATTAAAAAAAAACTCAAACGAGAAAGAAATTGAGAGGGTACTAATTGAATTAGATACTTCTATGGATACTATATTTGATAAATGTAAATCAGATCTTATTTTTGCAAAAACATTGGCTGGTCGCATTGCAATAATGGCTTCAAGACAAGGTACAAAAGACGAAGAGTTGCAATTAAATACATGCAATTTAACGACATCGAAATTCGGTATAACTATCGAAAATTTGAATGCTACTGCATATAGACCAACAAAATGCGGTAAAATTGTGAATAAACAAGAATGCAAAAAATACGAGAAGAATGATTGTTTGAAATCATTTGATGGTAAAATAGATGGTCGCGTTAAAGGCTGGATATTTGCAAAAGTCGTGTTTGGGAATGGAGGGCATCAAGATAATGTCTTTGAAGAAGCACATACTTTTTGTGAATGGGTATGCAAATTCGGGAATACTACAGAATTATATGTAGTATTGATTGATACCGATTTAACCTCACAGTTTAATGAATTAAAGAAAAAATACCATAAAAATAATTTGTTAGTTGTTAATCATGTTGATTTCCAGCAATATATGATTGATAAGTTTTTATTTATAAGAGAACCTTAATAGATTATATTATATTATATTATATTATATACTAAGATGAAAAGTTTATTTAGCACGTTTTTTACACCGATAAAAATAGGAGAAGAAAATTTAGGTATTGGATCGCAATATGTAAATTTGAATATGAAAAATTTAACAGAGTTACCTGAAAGTATCGGAAAATTAACCAACATGAGAAGTTTGAATTTGCATAATAATAATTTATCAGCGTTACCTGAAAGTATCGGAAAATTAACCAACTTGAAAATGTTGTATTTGGCCCAAAATAATTTATCAGCGTTACCTGAAAGTATCGGAAAATTAACCAACTTGAAAAGCTTGTATTTGGACCAAAATAATTTATCAGCGTTACCGGAAAGTATCGGAAATTTAACCAACTTGAAAATATTGTCATTACAACATAATAATTTATCAGCGTTACCTGAAAGTATCGGAAATTTAACCAAGTTGGAATCTTTGAATTTGCATAATAATAATTTATCAGCGTTACCTGAAAGTATCGGAAATTTAACCAAGTTGGAATCTTTGAATTTGTATAATAATAAATTATCAGCGTTACCGGAAAGTATCGGAAATTTAACCAAGTTGGAAAGGTTGTATTTGCATAATAATAATTTATCAGCGTTACCTGAAATTATCGGAAATTTAACCAAGTTGGAATCTTTGTATTTGTATAATAATAAATTATCAGCGTTACCTGAAATTATCGGAAATTTAACCAAGTTGAAATATTTGTATTTGCATAATAATAATTTATCAGCGTTACCTGAAAGTATCGGAAATTTAACCAACTTGAATATATTGTCATTAGAACATAATAATTTATCAGCGTTACCTGAAAGTATCGGAAATTTGATAAACTCGAAGATGGAGTATTTATACGTTGGTCATAATAAATTAATACATATACCGAACATACCGAACATACCATTAAAATATTTTCATGTTTTAAAAAATGTATCGTCTAATTATAAAACTTTACTAACTCTTCCGATTGGCTACATAGATTGGCATAGAAATAATAGATCTCAAGAAGAACTATATAAAAAATTTCATGAAGAAATTAATAAGGGTCATATATATAGTAATAATTTACTGAGTAATTTAATTAATGCTATAAAAAGCACAAGAATTAGCGAAGAAGAAATAATTAGAATGATTCCTAATTCGGATTTATCTTATTTAGACAAAAATGATAATACAGCTTTAATATGTGCTTGTGCAGAATCAATGCATGATGTAGCATTAGCATTAATAAATACAGGTCAATCTAATCCTGGCCATGTTAATAAAGATGGATATACAGCTTTAATATTTGCTACTTTTAATGAAATTCCTGACGTAGCATTAGCATTAATAAATACAGGCGAATCTAATCCTGGCCGTGTTACTAAAGATGGTGATACAGCTTTAAGAGATGCTATTATTAATGAAATGCATGATGTAGCATTAGCATTAATATATACAGGCGAATCTAATCCTGGCCATGTTTCTAAAGATGGTGATACAGCTTTAATGTTGGCTTGTGAAAATTCAATGTCTGATGTAGCATTAGCTTTGATTGATACAAATAATGTAGATACAGAAATTATAAACTACACAAAAGAAGATGCTTTATATATTGCTGAAGAAAATAATTTAACAGAAGTGATAACACGTTTAAGCAAAATGCCGAAAATAAATTTTAATATCAATACAACAGTATTTGATGTTCTAGAAGGCACCGATATTCCAATTACTGATTCATTAAATGAAGGTAATATTGTTTTTGTGTATTATGATAATGATATAGAAAAATCTATAAAAGTATCCATACCAGAACAACGAATTATAGGACTTAACGATCCAATAGAGCTAAATAATTACATAATATATGAATGTTTGAAAGAGAAATCAATGAGACTAATAAATAGAAGAATTAGATATTTTGATATTAAAAAATTAACAGGTTTTTCTGATGTAATCCGTATGAATGATGTAAATTATATTATAGAAAATATAACAAATAATAGTGATATGCCTAAAGTGTTTATATTCAAAAAAACAGATAAAAAGTTGCTTACAACAGTTTCACATGAAGTATTATTTAATAATGGCAATCGATCAGGTGCAAGATGGTGTCAAAAAGGACAACAAGCGATAGTATACAAATTAATGAGAGATGTAGAATTTGAGAACATAAATGAAAATGAAGGAGCCATACAGGAAAATAGTATTTTAGGTGGAACCAGAAAAAAGTATAAAAAAGAAACTAAACGAAGAAAAACTAACAAATTTATAAAAAAAAATAGAAAAACTAACAAATTTATAAAAAAAAATAGAAAAACTAACAAATTTATAAAAAAAAATAGAATGCCCATTAAAACAAAAAAATCCAGCATATGAAATTATTAATTGGGAAAAATCAAAAGAATTAAAACCCTTCTCTCGCATATTCTATAAAATAGCAGAACCAATATTAAAAGGACTAAAAAGACAATGGGACGCTCAAGATGTAGAAAGGAAAATGCACAATGATTATAAAAATTCAAAATATATAATTCAAAATAGAGTAAAAATCGGCGGAAGATGTTTTGAAGATGCACACATGATAAAATGGCCAGGAGATCCGGGAGATACGGATTCATGGAATAATACTTTTTTACAATTGAAAAAAACAAAATATTTACCAATTAAATCATCATATACTTTTTATATTACTGACAATATAGAAAGAACTATATATTCAAAAAACGATATTATTAATAATTATTTCAAGGACCATGCTGATAATAGTGATGATAGTTATTGAACACTTATAATATTTATGCAATCTATATAAAAGATAACATGGTATTTATTACAGCATAATGCATTTATATATTCTATTTTTTCTATTTTTTATAGGAACAACTTCATGTGCAAATCTAAATAAACTTTCACAACAGCGTATCAAATATATTATTCAACATCCAGGAACTACACCAGAAATGCGAGAACAAGTGAATAACGTCTTGTTTGATAGCTACAAAGGGTGGGCTACAACCAAAGCCCTACATTTCAAACGACTACATAAACATAAATGTTATCACATAAAAAATGATGAGATGACATCGCATGCTTTGTTTGGATTGTATCAAGGAATACAGAGATACAATGGCAATAATACATTCATAACGTATATTGATTTTTATATTAAACACGAATTACAACAAGGCATGACAAAATTGATGCCGATTAATGCATTACCTAAAACTTTTTTGAGAAAAAAGAAAACGATAGAAGAAAACAATAAATTATACAATATTTATTTGAAACCAATATACATTGGGTTTGATAATTATTTGATGGAAAACACAATACATAATTCTGTATTTTCAAACGAAAACAAATGGTTAAATAACGAAGATGATTTAATATATCAAATGAAAATTTGGGAAGAGATTCGCAAATTGCCACCGTTTCAAATGAGAATCATGTATTATAAATATTCCAATGATTTTGAAATGATACGAACCAATCGTGTAATTGCGGAAATAATGGATGTCCCAATAAACACGATTAACATAAATTTGATTGATATAAAAAATAAACTACTGCCATTTATTCGTAATTTATAGACGATTTTGGTGGTCCAACAAATAATTCACTATTTCAAAAACAAGTGAAAATGATATTCTTTTACGAGCAATTGTATTGCTTTCTCGGTAATTACTTAAAAACAGCGAATTATATTGTTCTCTTTTAGTCCTCAAAAATTCGTTAAATTGACTAACCAAATTTTTTTGCTGTTCTATGGTAATCGCCGGTTCAATTAACAAAGTAGCATATGATCGCGCCGATAATTTTGGGGATGTATCTATACAGCGCTTATCATTTTCAACGATAGACATATTTATCATACTGTTTGCATTATCATCTATGCATTTCACCAATATATTTGTAATAAATTCGCTGGTTTGGTTATTCTTAGTAGCACGTTCTATTTTATAATTTGGATTTTGTTTTAAATTATAAATCTCACCGCCAATCGTATAATTATTTGTAGAATCCAGTTGTATTGTTATTTGTTTAGAAGTGGGATAGACTACACATTGAATGGTATTCGTATCATGTGTAGACAACGCGCGTTGTTCAAATTGAAAACTACATATCGTGCATGAAGTATCATCGAATACTTGCTCTTCAAATATATTAATACCTACAATCGAATATTTGGTTAAAAACTGTTGTCGCAATTCTACGTCGCTTTTTCGTATCGAGCACCAATAATTTAAAGGTACTATAAGAATACCTCCCAAACATTCACCATATTCTATCAATATTTTAATAAAACATTTATATAAATCATTTTCTTCATATTTATCAAAAATTTCTTTCGATTTGCTCTTATTTCGCGCAATATAAGGTGGATTTGTAATTACATATTTATCTTGGTAATTGGGTGGGTCTAATAACGTATCTCTCTGAATAATGAAATCTTTTTTGGGTTCAATATCAAAACATTCAATTGTATATTGGTCTGCTTGTTTATTTATAAAATTCAACAAATCACCATTTCCTGCAAACGGTTCTATAATATTAACGATGCCGTCCGGTATAATAAAATTTTGCAAAATATATTCATAATTCGTTGTAAAAAATTGTCCGAGTTGTTTTTTATTACTCATTGATTTACTATATGAATATATCTCTATATATTCATATTCAATTTTTTGTTGTAGACTACTCTATTAAGTATCAATATCAATTACTACAGGATAGTGGTCCGAATTATATTTTCCACAATATTCATCATATCCTTGATAAATAAACGCATTTGTAATTTTATTGTTAATGTTCTCCGATACCAATATATGATCTATCATAGAAAATTCCGTTGGCGATGATTTGCAATCGTTATTTTTATCATACCAATCTGTGTATCGCGTATTTTTCTTCATAAGTTGAGCTACGCTATACAATTGATATAATTGTTTTTGTGTATCCATTGATTTTCCTTTCAATATATCCAACACTTGCGAAGTTGGCATATTATTGTTAGCATCTACTACGTTCTCGTCAAAATCGTTGAAATCGCCCAACATAATTATTTCGTATTTTTGTTGGATATATTCATATATAATCGATTGTAAAACAGCGGCCTGGGCTTCTCGCTCCGCACAACGCATTGTATCTGTTGGAAAAGCCAATAAATGTGCACCTATCATCGCTATTTTCATATTTGCAATCGCATATTCTGTAATATAATGTTTGCTTACACCGGTTGTTCCACTTGTACCAACGTATCCGCACTTAGAATTTATCATAGGATAAGATATTCTGGATTCTGTTCTATATAAATTGACGATTGGATCTATTTTAGTAAGTATTCCTATATTTTGTCCTGTAGCAGTATCTGTTCCTTTTTTTAGGTATGGGTTATAACCACTCGATATATTTGATTGTAATAGATAATGCAATTCATCGCAACCTTCAATTTCACATATATTAAGGATATCTGGGTTTAGTTTATTGATTACATCTGCTACATAGGACAAATGTAGGTTTGCTTCAGATGTATTTTTCCACGTGCAACCATTCCCAGGACAATCTGAATTGGAATAATAATCTATAAATAACCATTCTGTATTATATTGAACGATTCTTAACGATTTTGAATTTGAACGACGGTCAGATGAAAATCTTGGTGTGGTCGAGCATTCTGTATCCGCATTAGTGAATATATTTACTACTACAAATAACAAAAGTCCAAAAAATCTCGGTAAATAGTTCATATAATCTATAATTACATTTATAATATAGAATAAATTTTATACATCTATTCTATATCATGGAGCAATTTTCATATTTAGAAAAATTCAAAAAAAAAAATGTCCCGAAAAATAGAAAGGGTATTTTTGTAGTAATAAATCCAATTAAAGAGACTGAAAAAGAAAAAGTAGAAGTTAAAAAAGAAAAGGCAGAACCTGAGAAGAAGGAAGAACCTGAGAAAGAAGAACCTAAAGAAAAAGAAGATGATGAAGAGCAAGAACCTAAAGAGAAAGCAGAACCTCATACTGAAAGAAAAGAAGAACCTGAGAATGAACCCAAAGATACAGAAGAACCCGAGAAAGAAATAAAAATACCACAGTTTGAAATAATTGATAAACGAAAAAGTCTAAATAATAAAATTAATCGTATGAATATATTAAAATATATACGTGAAAATGGAGACAACCCAGAACCAGAACCAGAACCAGAACCTATTATAATTACACAATCACAAGAACTGAAAAAATTAGATGAAATCGTACAAGAAGTTGAAGTAATTAAAATCAAAAAAAAGAAAACTAACATTAAAGTAGTCGATGATAAAGAACCTCTTCCATTAAACCAAGCAGTAGTCGATAAACCAATAAAAAAGAAAGTAGTTAAAATAAAAGAAGTTTTAATGGTTCCGTTCAAAAATGTATTAATTAACGGAGAAACTATATCTAGCCGTGTTCCAAAACCAATAGAAAAAGTAATTCACAAGACTTCAACTTATTATATGAACAATCGTAAAATAGCTATCGAAAAACTAAACAATCTATTTCATCCATATCGTGCAGAGATTGCAGAGAACATTGAAACTGCTTCATGTAATTCCAAAGAAGTTGATTTTGAATTATTAACGCATCAAAAAATAGTTCGCGATTATTTGAATTTATTCACTCCATATCGTGGGTTATTATTGTACCACGGTTTAGGTGCAGGAAAGACATGTACATCAATTGGAATTGCAGAAGGTATGAAAAGCGACAAAAAAATAATAATAATGACTCCAGCTTCTCTCAAAATGAACTTTTTCAGTGAATTAAAAAAATGTGGGGATCATCTATTCCGAAAAAACCAATACTGGGAATTTGTATCTACTGTCGGTGAAACAGATGAATTTAAAAATGCGTTGTTTTCAGCATTATCTATACCCAAATCAGAGGGTGATGCATTTATAAAAAAATATAATGGAATATGGTTTGTAGATGTATCCAAACCCGCCAATTTCACCACTCTATCTGCAAATGACCAAAAAACAATTGATGAACAATTGAATTTAATGATACGTAGTAAATACCAAGATATTAATTATAACGGAAATAAAGTAAATGAACTTACACAGGATAGGACTATCAATCCGTTTGATAACTCAGTAGTAATAATCGATGAAGCACATAATTTTGTAAGTCGTATTGTTAATAAAATCGAGAAACCCAACTCGATATCGTATATTCTATATGACAATTTAATGAAAGCTACAAATGCGCGTATAGTATTGCTTACTGGAACTCCTATAATAAACTATCCGAATGAAATTGGTATTCTATATAATATATTGCGTGGGTATATTAAAACATGGACGATTCCACTGAATGTTAAAACAAATAAAAAAATCAATCGTGATACGATATTATCTATGTTTGACAAAGAAAAGTTTAATACATATGATTACGTTGAATATAGTGGTAATAAATTAATCATTACACGTAATCCATTTGGGTTTATTAACGATAAACAAACCAAAAAGAAAGCCGAAGGAGGAGGTGCGAAAAAGAAAGAGAAATCGGATACATCGAATGTTGCGGAAAAAGATGAACGTGGTTCTGAAGATTTTAATCAACATTTAATGGCGCAAGCAAATGGTCGCGAATTTCCTGGGTTAGACGAACCATCTTACGTGTGGGGAGGTAATGTGTTTGATAAATATAGTGGGGTTAAGTTAGATGATACTGGAAATATTTCGGATACTGATTTCTTGAAAACTATTATTCGCATTTTATCTAAGAATGAAATCGATGTTATGGAAGGAGCAATTAAAGTGGATTATAACAAAGCTTTACCTGATGACCCAGAATCATTTCAAGAAATATTTGTCAATCAAGATACAGTATCTATTAAAAATGAAAATTTATTTAAAAAACGTATATTGGGATTAACTTCTTATTTTAGAAGTGCTCAAGAAAAGTTATTGCCAAGTTTTGTTAAAGCAGAAGATGGAGGCAATTACCATTTGGTTGAAAGCGAAATGAGTGAATATCAATTTGATACATACGAAAAAATTCGAAAAGACGAATATGAACAAGAAAAAAAATCCAAGAAAAATGCGAAAAAGAAACAAAATCAAGAAGATATGTATAATGTATCATCTACCTATCGTATTTTTTCAAGAGCTGCTTGCAACTTTGCATTTCCAAAACCACCCGGCCGACCTATGCCAGATAAGAAAGGCGAAAAAGATATTGACGAAAGTAAATTTGATGCAATTCCTGCAGATTTCTTACAAGAAACCAATGATTTTGCTGACGTAGAAGATCAAGATACATTAAAGAGTGAATCCGCCGAACCGACGATTGAATATAATCAACGTATTCAATTAGCTTTGAAATTTTTAAAAGATAATGCATCGAAATATTTATCGTCAGGCGCTTTGGAAATATATAGTCCCAAATTTCTACAAATATTGGAGAACCTACAAGATCCTGAAAACGAAGGATTGCATTTAATTTATAGTAATTTCAGAACAATTGAAGGCGTTGGTATTTTAAAATTAATTTTAGAGGCCAATGGATTTGCACAATTTAAAATTCAAAAGAAAACAACTGGTGATTGGGAAATTATTCAATCCGAAGAAGATATGAATAAACCCAAATTTTTTCTATATACAGGTACCGAAACTGCAGAAGAAAAGGAAATTTTAAGAAATATTTACAATAGTCAATGGGGATTTGTTCCTGGTTCAATTGTCGATAAATTAAAAGAGACCGCGGAAAACAATTATATGGGCGAAATTGTTAAAATTATGATGATTACTTCATCTGGAGCAGAAGGCATTAATTTACGAAATACTCGATTTGTTCATATAGTAGAACCATATTGGCATATGGTACGTTTAGAACAGGTAATTGGACGTGCGCGTCGTATTTGCAGTCATGAAGATTTACCAGAAGAATTAAGAACCGTTAAGGTATTTTTGTATATGACAACTCTGAGCGAAGAACAAAGTAAAAACGATAAAAACAAAGAACTCATCATTCGCGATGTAAGTCGTATCGATAAAAAGACTCCATTAACTACAGACGAGTATTTATATGAAATTGCAAGAATTAAAAATAATATTAATCAACAATTATTAAAGGCGGTTAAAGAGAGTTCAATTGATTGTAGTTTGCATACTGCGGGTAGTAATGAGAACCTGGTATGTTATGGATATGGTAAAGTAGAATCCAATCAATTTGGTTCCTATCCAACACTTCAAGAGGATAAAAATCAAAAGGATGAAAACAATGTAGCAGTTAAAAAGTTAACCTTGGTTAAAATTACAGTAGAAGGAACGGATTATGCATACGATAGAGCTAACAACATAGTATATGACATGGAAAGTTATAAGAGATCCAAACAAACCGGAGAAGCCTTGATATATGTTGGCAAAATCGTAAAACAAGGACGTAAAAATGTAATTGATACGACTGCACCTATGTAAATAAAATTGATTTATTTTATATTATATTGAATACTATGCAAATACAACAATATAAAATGAGAACAATTATGTTTGTAGAAACGCCTGAAAATAATGGCAGAATGGTTATAGACTTTCAATTGAGCAAATATAATTATCATTACGCACCACAAGGTATAATAAGAATAGCGAGGTTTGAAGGAAGCTTCAGTCCATCGGATAATAGAGGATATTATGGGGATATATATATGAAACGGTTCATACGAAAATGGAAACACAAGACATTAGAGAACATCCAAAGAAAAAAGGATATATCCATGGCACGTATCCTCTTAGATAAAAAAACATTGTATGATATGAAAACACATATTTCGAGTTTTCTTTGATTCCCCTATTTACAAAAAAATGTATAAAAACATCAAAAAACGGGTATTTTTTAGAATCAAGTTCTCCATAGTAAAAAAAAGTAGGGTCTATTATTAATAGAATTTTTTTGGAAATGGACATTTTAAAAATGTCCTTTTTTTATTTTATGAAAATACTTTTCAAACCCCATTTTTTGGAAAATCGCAAAAAAATGGATTCTTAGCATAATGCTGTAAAAGTGAAAATAGAAATTTTGGTACCTTAGCATAAAGTTTTTCAGTCTTGCAAGATTTTTGGAGAAATCGGGAACCAAAAATCTAAATATAGTATAAAATGGATGAAATTTTTGGGACAAAAATTGAGGTGAAAAATGGGGACTTTTTGCATCCTTACGATAAATGCAGTGATTTTGTATGTACAACCGACCCAAAAAAAACTATTTTTGCAAGATCTTGTGGAGAAAATGGAGAAAATGCAACCAAAAATGGTTCCCGATTTCTCCACAAAATCTTGCAATGCCATTATTGCAGTTTCAAAACTTCAAATAAACATAATTTTGAAAAACACCTGTCAACGAAGAAACATATAAGTAATTTAGGAAAATCCCAACCAAAAAAATTGGCTGATATTTTGGATGATGAAATTGAAAGTTCTCCGAATATTCCGAACTCTCAAGTACAACAGGAATTCGAACTATACTGTAGTTGTTGTAAAGTCGGGTTTATAAGCAATAAAGATTTAGAAAGACATTTATCTACAAAGAAACATTTAATCAAAGCCGGTGATGTACCTATATTAAATAACTTTAATTGTGATGTATGTATGGTATCATTCAGTAAATCATATTTATTAAATAAGCATTTACAGAGCAAAACTCATAAAACAAAGATATCGTCTGAAGTGAAAGAAGAACCCAGCGAATCGGTCATCACAGAAGTTTCGGTACTAAACGATGATAATAATCATACGACAACTGATACAAAACCGTATATTGAGATCATAAATAAGTTATTATCGGAGAACAAAGAAATGCGAAATTTTTTTGTAGATCAGAATCAAGAAATGATGAAAATGATTCACGAACAAAGTAGTAAATTAGTAGAATATTCCAAACCAAATACTACAAATACAATGACAAATAATTTTAATACGAATAACAATACAATTCATGGTAATATTAATAACAATAAGTTCAATATCAATGTATTTTTGAATGAGCAATGTAAAGATGCAATGAATTTACCCGATTTTATTGATAATATTGAAGTATCCCATAATGATTTGGAGAACAATGGACAATTAGGTTTTGTAGCGGGTATTTCTAAGATTATATTGGATAATTTAAAACAATTAAGTGTGTATGAACGACCAATTCATTGTACTGATATCAAACGTGAGACTCTATATGTGAAATATGATAATAAATGGACGAAAGATGAATCTCTTGATAAATTGAATGAAGCAATCCGAGATGTATCCTACAAAAGTATCGGAGTATTGAATGAATGGAAAGAATCAAATCCAGAATACAAAGACATTAATTCGGAGTTTTCTGATAAATGCATGGCAATGACTAAAAATACATTAGCAGGTTATGACCGTGATGCGTATTATTCTAAGGTAATACGTATAATATCAAAGGAGACGTCGATCGATAAAACCGATAAATAATTTGTCTAAATAGAATATACAATGACAAGTATCGAACTTACCGATACCGAACATGTTCCTGTAAGATATTTACCAAAAATATTAACTGATAAAGATAGAAAACAGCAAACCAAAAATTTGATAAAATCCAGAAAATTATATAAAAATAAACAATATTTTAAGCGCCCATCGATCAAATCATTCAAATCGAGACGTTCTCGGCATTTAGCGAATGCTCGAGAACTATACAATATAGAAAATGTATATCCAAATGCCGAATTAGCAAAAAAAACACAGTGTAAATTAAGTTCTCTCAAAAAAATAGTTAAAAAAGGTGAAGGTGCGTATTATAGCTCAGGTTCTCGTCCAAACCAAACTCCCGAATCTTGGGGAATTGCAAGGTTGGCTTCCGCATTAACTGGCGGAAACGCGTCTATAGTTGATTACGATATATTATATCATGGTTGTAAACCGAATAGCATGGCGTTAAAATTAGCTACAAAAACCTGCAAAAAACAAAACAAATGCAAAAAATATACTATAAAAAATACAAATATTTCGCTAAATAAATAGTTTTATTGTAAAAAATATAAACAAAATATTAGAATATTGTTTATATTAAACGCGCGTTATTTGAATGATTTCTGCAAATTCAGAACAAAGGGTGTTAGAAATACAAAGTGTACAAGTATCACCAATTCGCAATATGATTACTGCATTAAAAGATGTATTAACTGATGCGTCCATAACATTTACAAAACAAGGTATGAAAATTATTAATTTTGATAAAACACATACGATATTGGTTAATGTAATGCTTCACGCAGATAAGTTTGAATATTATAGATGTGATCCTGATAAAATAATTGTCTGTGCCAATACATTACATTTGTTTAAAGTAATATCAACCATGTCCAATGACGATACGCTGTCTATCTATATTGATAATGCAGATTATCACGATGGTGTTGTATCACATTTAGGATTACAATATGACAATGGAGATATTAAACAATGTTATAGTCAAAAATTGCGTTTGATTGAACCTGACACAGAAGAATTGGTAATACCAGATGTAGAATATTCGACTGTTATAAACATGCCTACAACCGATTTCCAAAAAATAATCCGTGATTTGAATGGGATTTCAGATAGAATTGAAATAAAGTCTGTTGGAAATGATTTGATTTTTTCTTGTGAAGGTAATTTCGCTACTTCGCGTATTTTCAGATCAGAGTCAGATGGAAATATGGAATTCGTTAATAAGCCAGATGCTTCTGTTGTAATTCAAGGCGAGTTTTCATTAAAGAGTCTAAGTCATTTTATTAAATGTACGCCATTGTGCAGTCATTTGGAAATGTATTTAGGTAATGATTTACCACTTATAATAAAATATGACGTAGCATCATTGGGATCTATTTCGTTGGTATTAGCTGCATTACCTCCATCGTAATTGTGAAAATTTTTACTATACGATTCTTCATTAAAATTTGATAATTATTGAGAATAATATAATTATCAAAAAATTAGAAATCTTCTGGAACATCTATAACATACCTCAATTGTTCTTTATAATATTGCGAATTAACGTTCCATTCCCTTTTCATATTTGGATTTATTTTACATATGTCAATAATATATTGGGCTGCAGCGACAGATTCTTCTTGTTTGTAATAATAAGTTATAACATAGAAGTGAAATGCAATTTGAAAATGTATATCTTCTCCAACATGAACATTGTATGATTTAAATTGGTCTAATAATATTTTACCACAATCATAACATTCTTTTTGATATCCATAGTCAAAATATTTTTTAAAAATTAAATAATAAATATAATGAAAATTACGAGTAGGTTTAATAAAATTGTTTAATATTTGTCCATAATCGCCATAACTTCTATGAATATCATCGTAAAATTCATCTAAAATTTCAAGATATAATGGCTCCTCGCTATGTCCAAACCCCGCATTTGTAGTTTCTACAAAAATTTCTCTTAGTCTATTTAAAACTTTTATTCCTATTTCTTTACCGCAAGTAAAAAATGAACCGCACACGATATATCGAAATTCTTGATAAAATTCTCGCTTATTTTCAGGGATTTTATATTTTTTATCGGTTACGTTCAATATTTGCAAATGAAATTTATCACTAATATTAGAAAGAATATAAGGTATCATATTAGGCGTATAATCTTCTGATATTTTTTTCATACGGTTAAGAAAACAATCTACCCATCCAAATTTTGAAGTTTGAAATGGATTTTTATCAATTGTGTTTAATACAAAATTACATTTATTGCAAGTAATCAAATGCGAATCAGTTCCTGCACGAGGGTCTCTCGATCCCCAGAATATCTCGCGATTTTTATTAACTTGTTCTTCATATTGATATGTCCATAAATCACGTAATTCGACAACATTATATTCAGTTATATGATGATATTGACTACGCTGTTCTTTAATAATTGGAAACATGATTTCATCGCAATAAATAACAAGATATATGGGAACCTTCATTAAATCTCCTATATTTTCTATAATTTGGTCAATTGAAAGTGCATGATTATTTCTATTATGTACACAAAAACAAGCGGTGGTTAATGTACAGTCAGGTATCATTATATAAAATAATATATAATGATTCTTTATATATTTTACATATTTTTCTAACTATTTATTATACATAGTTAGAAAAATGAATCATAAACAAATATTATTAACAACTGTATACATATCATTATTTATACAAATTTTAACAGGTGGATTGGATATATATGCGTTAACATTAAGTTATCCTCCCGAGAGACTACTTTTGAAGTCATTGTTATGGTTGGAAACAATTGTACAAGTAATTGAAGCGACATTTTATGTATGGTTAGTGAATCAATTTAGATTAATCAATCTCGATAATATTACCTCAAAACGATATTTTGATTGGTTCATAACTACACCAACTATGTTGTTCACATTATGTATATATTTAGATTATTTAAGAAACTTAAACAAAGAAAAAATAACCAATTACGTTTCGGATATACACGACAAATCAGGTAAATCAAAGAAATCATCAAATTCGCTCAAATTGTTATATGAAAGTTTTCAGAATAACAAAGAAACTATTATTCCGATTGTAATATTAAATGCTATAATGTTATTATTTGGATATTTGGGCGAAGTTAAACTAATGAATAATTACTTGGCAGTATTTTTGGGATTTTTACCATTTTTTGCAATGTTTTATATTATTTATGAAAATTATGCAAAATTCACATCGAATGGAGAGACTTTATTCTGGTATTTTTCTGTAGTATGGTCATTATATGGTCTCGCTGCAATAATGCCATATTTTTGGAAAAATATTTCATACAATATATTAGATATATTTGCTAAGAACTTCTTTGGTATTTTCTTGGCATATATAGCAATAAAACACAATGGAAAACATAAAATATAATCATCACACCCTTATTTATTCTTTATAGCATAGTTTGTAATCATAAAATGCGAGAATAACAATAATAACCCTATTATATAAAATTGACAAAAACATATAATAAAATAATTCCATTTTGTCTCTACCGGCGGATAATAATAATAAGACCCAGCAGTAAGTCCAGTTAGTAATTGGGCCATTTGTAATGATGTTATATAAACGCGAATTCCTCTAAGTCGTATGTGTAATAAACTTGCCAAATAGTATGCATACATTATAGAATGTACGCCTGAATTTAATAAACTACCAAAGAAAATCATGTCGATATCATATACATAACATAAATGCCACATAATTGCTGCACCAACGTGATGATATTTTTGTAGAAAAATCGGAGTTTTTCCATTGAAATACAATATAAAGGTATCCGTATATTCGTAATATTTTGATATATAAAACCAAAATATAGTATTCTTAACAATAGAATTACACATATAATAATTATGTTTTGCGTGTATTCCTTTGCGAATTAAAACGCTGAATAATTGTACAAAAGTATAAAAACTGAATGACGATAATAACGTATTATGTGTTATCGAATAACCGTGAATAAATTTTTTAGGTATAATTTTCAATTTATTATTTTCACTATAATATTTTAACCAACAAGATGCCCATACATAAAACGCAGTACCGAATGCAGGTACAATAATATGATATACCATTATTATTAATTTAGTAAATGCTAATAAATATAAATTATATATGTTTATATTTATTTATTAAATTATTTTTATCTTTTGTTGTATACATCACTGGTACAATATATATAAAGATAAAACAAAACTAATTTAGTGAAATGAATTCTGTATATTTATCTATTATTTCATCAACATTCATTATAATTGGTTATTTACCTGAAATCTATCTAACAATTTTTCAAATAAAAAATGTTGATTCAACAAAATATTCATCAACATTATGGTTATTCGGCGGGGTTCTGGGAACAGTTTACAGTGGTATCAACAATGCGGATACATTTATAACAGCGAATTATTCTATCAATACATCGTTGAATTTATTAACTCTGGTTCTCAAAATATATTACTATTGTAAATTTATTCATTCATCAAATACGAAAAATATGAATGAATGTAGTAATGAAGATATAGAAATAGTTATACAATCGTAAACACTATTTTCTCTTTTTTGAAAACATCATTGGTACTAATATAACAGTATATACAATAAATACAATATACGCTATAACCAAAAGCATTATCAAAAAGTTGAAAAATTTAACGAAATTGCAATAATAACTATTGTCTGAATCTTTGCAAGATACAGTTGAACCAAAAAATCCAAATATACCGCTTCCTAAAATACCACCGTTCCCAGAAGTATTGGCTGCACCGTTATTTTTTTTAGGTTTTATTCTAATACCTTTACCCATTTGTGTAATTTATATTATTATATTATACATATATAAAATATTTTTTCCTAAAATTCTGGTTCGTGTTTTTTAAATAAACATCCAGCTTTTTGTAAATTTGGAATATCAACCATGGAACTTGGGTCTTGTATATTACAATTTTCTAACCATACCTTGATAATACAAAAATTCTTCTTAGGTGAAATAGTGATACCATTCACCAATTTACTATGAAGAGGATTCATAAATAATGTTTCTCCACAAAGCGCATACACTAACGCTTTCCATGCATTGTAGACTTGTTTATTAATAACTTTAAATGAAAAACATCCTCCTGATCGATTCCTTGGGTCTTCCCACATGGGTTTTATTCCCGAACGCATTATAAATAACATCGAGTATTTAACAACATTTTCTGGTATTTTTTCATTTATCGATATTACTTTTTCAACAGTATCGATATCTTTCATTATCGTTTTATAACTTGATAAGTCCCAACTTTTATCGTGTAGTAAATGGTAATATAAATCCCATTTACCAAGCAAATCATGGTATGGAGTAGGAACATTATTAACGTCCTGCATTATATTACCGTACATTAATATATAATTAATACTCTATATTATTTTGTAATTTTTATTTTATTTCATTGGAGTTCATTTTCAAACATTTCATAATCATCTTTGTCATCTATATTTATTATTTTTTCGAATGCTCTGTTTAATCTATTGAATATAGATTTATCAGCACTATCATCTCTGGTATACGCAGTATCACGTGTAGTATCTTTGTTAATAATAGTATAACCAGATTTATTTAATTTAATATATTCATTGCTACCTAAATCAAACATTTTAATTTCATTATCCATTATATGTATTTTGTAGTCTGAATCGAATACATATGGAAGTTGTTGATATTCCAAGCAACGTAAAACAAATATAGAAGAAAATAGTTCATTTTGATCTAAATAAAATAAAGGATCGATTTCAATATTGATTTTGTCTTCCATACAAGGATGACTATATTCAATACTTAAAAAATATTTGGGTGTAGTTATCAGACTTATATCATAATCGTTAATATTATTATTGCAAATTCGAGATAACCAAAAATGGGGTGATTTTAATAATACCAAATATTCGGGTATTTCTTTTGAAAGAGTATTTTTTGCAAATTTATAAGAACCGTTAAAATTAGAAGTAAGTTGAGACATTTCACTTAAATTATTGTATTTTGGTATAACATAATTATTTTCTTCATATACGCCGTTTTTTATATAAGTTAGACCGGTCCATGTATCATCAAATAGTTCGACACGATGTTTTACTATTTTTTTTTTAATATCATAAAAAAATCGCATTATCGAATCAACATTTGTTTTAACGAAGTCTACATTGTTGTATAAATAATTGCAATTGTTGAATACCGTTATTTTTACATTATTAAAAAATTTCAATAAATTTAATCCGATATGAAATAGCCAATATGACATAAAAATAAACATATCATTCATTTGGGCGTACATACTCATACTCCAGTTAATAAAAATATCTTTATATGTTTTTATTATACTTTTTTACACCATTCTATCAAATGATCTAATTTATTCGTGTTTTTTCATGCTTCTTTTATTATTTTTCGTGCTTCCTTTTTTCGTGCTTCCTTTTTTCATGCTTCGTTTATTCTTTTTTGTATTTTTTCTTTGTTTTTTACCACCTGTAAGATTCTTAATCTGAGTACGTAATATATTCAAATCTCGTTCAGTTTCATATTTTTTTTTATATTGATTCACTGAACCATCTTCATTTTGAACATACGCATATACATGATTTGTAGGAGGTATTGTATCAATGTCAGCTCTATGTTGGTTCTCTCTAAATAGTTCATATCCTTTACCTAATAGAAAATCAATCGCTTTTTGTCTATTATCAATCGCTTTTTGTACATTTTTATTTTTTTCAAAAAATGCTTGTGGTAATATTTTTTCAGGTTTATAATATGGAGCAACATTAGCGTAACGATCGTGTTCAGTTTCAAATAAACGCGCTGCAGGTTTCCAATTTAAACCACTGCTAAATCCTTGAATATATGTTGTTATATCTGGATTTCCTAACACGTTATTTTGTTGCGGGGTTTCTCTATTTAACATACTATTAACTGGATTAACTATACTATTAATTTCCGGTTTTGCAAACCTACTACTAACTGGTTTTATTGTTCCTTCTGAAAGCATTTTTTCACGTGAAATACTATAATCTCGTGGAATATAATCTGTAGAATTTGTATTATAGTATAGTCTATATTGATTTATTGTACCATCTTCATTTTCAACATATGCGTTTTTAAAACCATAGGTTCCATAGTTTGCATAGTTTGCATTATTTGTTCCATTAAGAATTGTTTGATTCGGATTACGTTCATATGTATTAATTTCATTTCTCTGTTGATTTTCTCTATGTAATTGATATCCGTTATTTATTAGATAATCTATTGATTGTTGTCTTGTCTCATCGTCTTTATAAAATGCTTGTGGTATCATAGGTCTATGCCACACTGCAACTCTTTGATTGCGTGGAAATTTCCTATCTATTTGAGTTTCAAACAATTCATAAAATTTATCATAACTCATTTTTATTATATATTATATAAATATTTTTTACTAAATAAATATTAAATAAAAGTAAATTAAACATATAATATACTGTAATAATAATATATATTATTTCACAATGGATATAAACGAAATTATTACAGGAGAGCGTATTCAAGATTGTGCAGATATTTTTGTTGGATTTGAACAAGATTTCCAATATAATCCGTTTATATATCAAATAAAGCATAAACATGTACATTTTCACGAATTTAATAAATATTATCCAAACCAATATGATAATCCTAGCATCATATTTTGTTATGGTCATAATATTCTACATTTTTTGTTAATCATGTCGACATTTAAGAATCCATTTGTATTAATAACCCATAATAGTGATGAAAATATTACAAATAAAGAAACCGTAAATAATATTTTAGATAATCCGTTATTAATACGTTGGTATGGTCAAAATATTGATTACGTTCATCCAAAATTGAGATTTGTTCCTATTGGAATTGCGAATAGTCAATGGCCTCATGGTAATTTGTTGATATATGAACATATATTTAATACGAATATTGAGAAAACACAGAGGGTTTTTATGAATTTCAAGGTAGATACAAATCCGATTAAAAGAATTGTATGTAAAAATATATTGGAAAATAAAATTTCGATGCTTCCGATTATTGATCCAATTACAAATATATTGAGATTGTCTCTTTACGAATACTGTATTTGTCCGGAAGGAAATGGATTAGATACTCATAGATTATGGGAATGTTATTATTTGAAAGTAGTTCCAATTTTATTACGTAATACTTATAGTGAAATAATACAAAAAGAAACTGGCTTACCTATGATTTTATTAAATTCATGGACCGAATTTGACTACGATGAATTACCGAAATATGCTACATTTGATTTCAGTATGGTTCCTAGAATATTAACAATGGATTACATAAAAAAAATGATTCAAAATGAATTTATGTAAAATGATATATAAAATTTTTTGTATATATCATTATAAGCGATGATTATAGTATTGAGTTTTATAGGTAAATTGCCGAGTTATATTGTTGATTGTATTCATCAAATTCGTCTTTTTTTCAACGGAGATATATATCTTATATTAGATGATATAAATTCATTTTACTTGGGTGAATTACAAAAGTATGGTATTAAAACAATTGAATATTCAACTGTTATTTCTAATCATTTTATTGAATCTTATCATAGAAATAAAAATAAGTTCGTCGTTTTACCAAGTTTGGTGGGTAGAGAATTTTTATTTATTCGTTCATTTGAACGGTTTTTCTTGCTGCAAAATGCAATGAAACAATTCAACATGTCGGATGTTTTATTTATGGAATTGGATAATTTGATATATGACGATCCGAATAATTGGTTATCAGAATTTTCAAAAAATGAATTATGTTATATGTTTGATAATAATGACCGTTGTTCTTCTGGTATTATGTATGTGAAGAATAAAAACAGTATGAATAATTTACTCAATTATACGTTGAATTATTTTAATAATTATAATGAAACTGATTGGATGAATGAGATGACGTTATTGTATAGATTTCAACAAAAGTATCCACATGAAGTTCAACTATTGCCAACATTTTGGAAAAGTGAAGAATATAAGCACGCGTGTATTAATTATGGTAATTATAATAATACTATATTTGATGCAGCGGCAATCGGTATATTTTTAACTGGAACTGATCCACTAACAAACAACGGCAATATTGATATAGGACATAAATGGAAGTGGTCTATGATTGATTATACAAAATATACATATGAATGGAAAACAGATGATTTGGGTAGAAAAATACCATACGTATGGGACGGTTCATCCTGGATTAAAATAAATAATTTACATATTCATTCGAAACAATTATATATGGGATTATCAAAACAAAAATAAAGATAAATTACAACAATAATATACTTATAATATATAAATATATTATACTAATACGTTATATAAATGACATATGATAATGGATTGTTTATATTCAGACGAGATTTGAGAATCGAAGATAACATTGCATTAGCAAACGCATGTTCAAAATGTAAAAATGTATATACATGTTTCATTTTTACACCAGAACAGGTTGGTAAACAAAATAAATATAAATCAAATAGTTCAGTGCAATTTATGATTGAAAGTTTAGAAGATCTATCCAATGAAATAAAAACACATGGTGGTAAATTATACGTTTTTTATAGTAAAAACAAGCGTGTAATTTCACATTTGATAAAAAAACTTGATATTAACGCTGTTTTTTTTAACAGAGATTATACTCCATATGCGTTATCGAGAGATGGAGAAATACAAGAATTATGCAATAGACATAATATTCCATGCGATACGAGTCAAGATTATTATTTGTATGAGCCAGGAACAATTAAAAATGGGTCAAATACATATTACAAGAAATTCACACCATTTTACGATTTGGTATTACAGCAAAAAATAGATACACCAATTAATATAAATAAACATAAATTAAAATCGACTACAATACATTTCGATTACCAGATAACATTACAAGATGCGCATAATACTTTTTATAAACACGATGATAATATAATAGTTAATGGAGGAAGAGCAAAAGGTATAATTCAACTAAAAAAAACCAGACAAACCCAAGATGATTACAAAGATACACGAAATTTTTTATCTATTAATACAAGTTTACTTTCAGCCTATATAAAATTTGGCTGTATTTCTGTAAGAGAAGTTTATCATTATTTTGTTAAATCATTTGGTAAAAATAGTGAAATATTACGACAATTGATATGGCGTGAATTTTATGCTCATCTTTTGTATGGATATCCGCAATTATTAGATAAGAAAGTGAATAATACAATACGTTGGCCATATACTGAAGAATATTTGAATGCATGGATGAAAGGGAAAACTGGTTTTCCTGTAGTAGATGCATGTATGCGACAATTGAATGCGACTGGATGGATGCATAATCGCGGTAGATTAATTGCTTCCAGTTTTTTAGTTAAAACTCTTTTGATTGATTGGCGATTTGGAGAACAATATTTTGCAAAACATCTTGTAGATTATGATATAGCAAGTAATAATGGAAATTGGCAATGGATTTCAGGAACAGGTGTAGATTCAATGCCTTATTTTCGCGTATTTAATCCATGGACTCAATCTGAAAAGTTTGACGCGAATGCGGTTTATATAAAAAAATGGGTACCTGAATTACAAAATGTAGATTTAAGAGATTTACATAATTGGAATGAGAGTTGTTTTTTACAAAAATACTCAAATATAAAATATCCAAAACCAATTGTCGATTTTGATGAACAGCGCAAGAAATTTTTAGAATTATATAAAAAATGATAGTATTACAAACTTATATTTAGTAATATTTACAAATTATCAGGGACAATCATAATAGATACTACGTGTATGAAATCATATGTGTATATTTAGATCGATATGTAATATGCAAGTTCACACTGTTGGATGTTTGATTTAGTAATATAATTTAATCATAAAAATATATAATGTTATTATATAAAAACAAATGGCAAAAGAGTGGCTGAATTTTTTAGGTAAGTTTTACAAATCAAAGAAAAGTGTAGATGGAGGATACACTTACAAACAAGCTATGGTTGATGCTGCAAAAGAGTTTAAAGGCGGTAATGCAGAACCAAAAGTTGGCGCTACATCAATGGCACCAGCCAAGGTAAGTGGTGGTAATGCAGAACCAAAAGTTGGCGCTACACCAATGGCACCAGCCAAGGTAAGTGGTGGTAATGCAGAACCAAAAGTTGGCGCTACACCAATGGCACCAGCCAAGGTAAGTGGTGGTAATGCAGAAAAACTTTCTA